GCAGATGATATAACACTTAATGCAAGCGGAACAATTAATATTAGTGGTAATAAGTCTGTTAATATCAATGGTAATCTGTTCACACTTACATCTACTAATACAACTATTTCAGCAGATGGCTCGATAGACTGTAAGAAGCTAAAAGCTGTTGATGCTGATTTAGAAGGCACCTTTAAAAATGTAAATGTAACTGACGGAGGTATTACAATGACCACTACTATTATTGGTGGTGAATACCTTATGAAAAGCAGTACAGGGGCATTTTTACAGATACAGGGACACTACATTGAAATGTCAAACGATGATGGTTCAGGAACGAAATGGATACTAAGTAGAAGCGAATGTGTTTTTAATGACTACTTAAATGTTAAGCTATACCACCCTTCACTTAAAAACTATATGCGACCTGCTTTGTCTATGAGAAATCCAGTAACATTTGATTGGAGCGGAAGCGTTTTAACTATATACGTTGACGATGTAGCTGTCGCTACATGGGATTGGGCAGAAAAAAATTGGTACTAAATCCGCACAGCGGTAGAAAGGAAAACAATATGTTAAGTATAACAAAGACAACAAATTTAAGCGGAACATCAGTAATTAACGGTCAATCAGCTATGACAATGTATGCGGCTGTTCCGGAATCTGGTTCATTGACAATTAGTCAGACAATTACTAACAAGGAATTATACCTTGCAAATCAGACACAATGTGATAATGATTATGAAAATTTCAAATCGGAAGTCAATAAGCTATTACAAGTAAGCACTGATAATCAAATAAATACTAATAATGAGGAGGTATAAAAATGACAGTAAACGTAGCTATATTTAATACAAAAAATAATATTGTAAAGGCAGTAAACGAAAGTGGACTGCCTCTAAGTATTATATCTCTAATATTTAAAGATATATTATCAGAGATTGATAGCAAAGCACAAGAAGAATTAAAACAGGATTTGCAGAAAATGCAAGAAGAAGAACTAAGTAAACAAAAAGAACAAGAAGAACTTGAAACTGATACGGATAACAAGGAGGAATAATTATGAGCTTAACTGGGTTTCTTTCGTATAGCCGTGTAAACTGGCAACAATCGCCAAGTAAGAGTACTCCCTGGAATGCGACAAATCTTAATATAATGGACGCAGGAATTAAGAATAACAATGACATGATTAGCAATATTCGTGACGAGATTACACAATTAAACAGCAATATTGACGTTAAAAACTCTTTTTGCAAAAATATTGCAAGTATAAATGGTACTCTTGAAGGTTATGGCTATAATTATTGCTATTATAATAAATCTACCAAAACAGGGATTTTATACTATGCCTCCAAAATTGAAACACAAGATTCTACACAGAATAATTTTACAGGATATTATGACATAGAAACAGTTCTTAAAAATATGGGTATTACTACCTTTAATAAAATATTGGAAAGTAATTATACTCCATACGATTCCACAGGTATAGTTCGATATAAATTGGTCGGATATGGAACGACATTATTATATAATTCTGCAAATCAGAATTATGTTTTTGCTCGATATTATACAAAAGATGGTAATAAAGGAGCATGGGCTACAAGTGAATTTCAAAAAGGTGATTATATTACAGGCTCACTTATATTTACTTAAGTGAAGAAGATGTAAGGTATTTCTTATCGAACACGACGAACTACAAGAAGCAATTAGCAAGGTTGGCAGTGCCACATAACATTAACAATATAATATTTGCAATCAAGCACCTTAGTGGAAACACTGGGGTGCTTTTTTGATACACATTTTTCTAAATTTAGGAGGTAAATTTATGAGTAAATTATTCGGAATTGACACATCAAGGTGGCAGGGAAACTTTGATTTTATAGGCGCAAAGGAAAATGAGGGTGTAGACTTTGCCATTATCAAGGCAGGCGGTGTTGATGATGGCTTATACGAAGATAGAGAGTTTGAGAACAGTTATAACAAGTTGGAAAGTGCAGGAATCCACAAGGGAGCCTATTTCTTTGGCAATGCATTAAGTGCTGATGAAGCTGTAAATGAAGCCCGATATTTTGCACAGCTTTTAGCAGGTAAATCATTCTGCTACCCAGTATTCTATGATGTTGAAGCAGGCATGGTTACTGGTAACGACCTTACAGACGTTATTATGGCATTCCTTGATGAAATGAGAAATGCAGGATATAAGAATGTCGGCTTATACTCATACGAGAACTGCATTAACAATTATGTAGACATTTCAAGAGTAAAAGAAGCTGGTTATGCCGTTTGGGTAGCAAAGTATTCAGATGCAGAACCTAGAATTGCCGTTGATTATGATATATGGCAGTTTGGCGGAAGTGTTAATTATCTTAGAGACACACAGATTAACGGACAGACAGTAGACCAGAACTATTGCTACACTGATTATTGCACAGACCATGTCGTTGAAGAAATCACAGTACCAGACTATGAGCCAGTGCCAGACACTAAGTATCATAAAGGCGATACAGTTAAGGTTATTAACGCTATTCAGTATGATAATAGTGAGCCATTCAGCACTTACTATGATGAGTACAGCGTTTTATCAGCTAATGGCAGAAGAGTTGTTATCGGGGTTGATGGCGTAACTACTGCTGCTATTGACGAGGATAACATCAGCCTTGTTAAGTGCATTTATGATAATGACAATGATGTCAACACAGATACAGTAAACCACGGTGACGGCAAGAAAGCCAGAGTTCTTGATAACATTGATTATGACGGCAACAGATTTAGTGTGTACTATGATGAATATGATGTAATTGAAGAGGACGGAGACAGAATTGTTATAGGTATCGGTACAACAATCACAGCCGCAGTAAATATTGCTAATCTTGAATTTGCCGGCGGTGCAAGTTCTGATGATACACCTACTGATATCCCATTTAGTGAAGACATTGAAGAGGGTAGCACAGTGAGATTTGTCGGCGATACTGATTATGACGGCACGCCTATTAAGGCTTGGTATGACGAGTATACAGTATCAGAAAAAAATGGAGACAGGGTTGTACTTGTGCATGACGGAGAATTATTCGCAGCGGTCAATGTAGCCGATTGTGAATTAGTCTAACCTTAATAAAGATACCGGGAGTGCAATACTCCCGGTAATATTTTAATTATTCAAATCTATCATAACAGCCATAACAGCAGGAATGGTTGTTATTGTTCCGTTTGTTTTCTTAAATTCCATACCGCCCTCAAGAAGTGTTCCATACATTGTCACATTATCACCAACAAGCAAATTATAATCAAAATCGTCTCTATAATATGTCAAAACAACAGTATCATCATTATTGCCATCAACAGCTAAATAATAGCAAGCAATATATTCGCTGGATTCTTCGCCAGTATGTGTATTTCCGTCTTTATCTTCGACCTCCCCATCATACTTTAATTCTGCTACAATATTACCTGTCAACTTGAATTCTTTATCAATATACTTATTAGGTGTACGCTTGAGCATTTCAACAGTTATATCATCAGGATATACGCTCTTATCTCTTGATAATAATGTTTCTTGTTCTGTCTGAACTTCACTGATACTTTCAACATTACTATCAGAAACACTATTCTGACACGCTACAAGGCTCAATAAGCACATAACAAGCACAATGCTTACAATTCTCTTTGTCATAGACAAATCCCCCTTAAATTTAATTTTACTAATCATATCACAATGTGCATAATTTGTCGAATGTTGTCGAAACTTGCGATATCTTTAAGTTGATTTTTACATTATCAGTATTTATAATAATAATTGTCCGAGAGAGTTCGGGCAGAATCTTCAAGTTTCGGCTAGGTGGCACTGTTTGATTGGCGTTGGCAGTGTCACCGCTGAAAACTGTTAATCTACTGGGGGTAGGTTGACATGCAAGAACAGATGTTCTATAATAACCTCATTATTGTAGTCAAGGGAGGGGATATAAAATGAATATGGAGGAACGCAAAAATGAAATTTACAGCTTGATAAAAGAGGTTAATGATGAAGATGTAGTGGAATACATCTTCAAAATTGTAAAAGACATAACAAAAACTGGCACAACCTAACGACTGTACCAGCAGTACACACAGAAAAGTAAAAGAGCATTGCAATTTGAATCGTAAAGTGTTTTAATTAAAGTTCATCATAGGCAAGTAAACCAAGTTTTGTCACAGTTACATCTTCAAGAGTTTGAATGATATAACCTTTGCGATTGAGTTCTTTCATAAACGGCAACATCGAAACCATATCAATGCCAAGACTATTGGCGATGTCAGCATAATCAGTGTTGCCGTTTTTATTCCTTTTCTCTACTATGGCTCTTAAAAAATCTTTCGATTCAATCATTTATTACTACTCTCCTTTAAATAAATTAATTAAACCGAGAACATACTTTTGCTGTTCGTCACTTAACTCAAAAAATGTTTTTAACGAGTGTAATAATTTTTTGTCATTTCTGACTTTAATCCACAAATCAGCTTGTTCAGACAAAATAAGCTGTTCTTCTTCGCCAGTTCTTAAATATTCGGCTGATACACCTAAATATTCAGCAATTTTTCCCAACCTATCATCTGGTAATGTGCCTTTACGCAACTGACCTATATATCCGTTAGCAAAACCACATTCTAATTCTAATTTATGTATTGAAATCTTCCTTTGCTTGCATAGGTCTTTTACTCTTTCTACTGTGTTCATTTGCATTTTCCTCCATTTTTTAGAGTTTCACCTAAAAAAAGTGTTGACAAATTAGAGAACACTCTATATAATAAGTTTAAAGGTTAGGGAAAAGCCTAAAAATAAACTTAAAGGGAAGTGTTCTCAAAATATGTTTCTCGACAATTCATATATTAGAACTTTCTCTAAAGATTGTCAAGCTTTTCTCTAAATCTTTATCAAATAAAGAAAGGAGAAGTCTATGTTTTATCAAAATGTTGTTGCTTATTGCGAAGAAAATAATTTGTCAATACACGCATTTGAAAAAAAATGCGGTCTTGGCAACGGGGTTGTAGGCAGATGGAAAGATAATAATTCTTTACCAGCATTAACTACAGTGCAAAAAATTGCAGAAGCAACAAGAATCCCAGTTGAAAAATGGATTAAGTAAAAAGAGGCAACAATGAAAGACTTTGTGATGCTGCATTGATAACATTAATAATCGCTGTTGTTCTTGCGGTATTAAATTTTTCACTTACGATACTGGACTTATTATTTTGATAATAAGCAGAAAGGAGTAAGAATAGAGAACATTTCTTCAATCCCTAATAGAATAAGAGGATTATAGCACAAAGTACAAACAGATTAGAATTTTTGATATTGATGCAATAGAAAAGTGATGGTAGCGGTAAATAGTTGCAAACTTTTATTCAAACATCATTGGTTCTTTTCGACAGGGATAGCGCCCTGTTCGTATCAAGTGTGAATTACCTACCGATTGGCAGTTTTGTCTTTAGTATATTTGTTTAATTCTATTGATATAGAAATAAGAGTATACAGGGTGCAGAAGTCTAAACCACAGAAGTATGAGCCGACCACTGATATACACAATGCTATGACAGTATCCATACAATCTTCTTTCGGAAAGTGTCTACCATCACTTCTCTATTGTATCAATAAATATAAAGTTCTACAAGTTACAGCAGATAGGAATGAGCAGAATCGCTCAAATGCACCTTAAAAGGAATATATCACACATTATTTAGAAAGGAATGTTTATGGAGCTACAGATTTTTAGCAATTCAGAGTTTGGAGAAATCCGAACCATTACTAAAGATAATGAACCTTGGTTTGTGGCAAGTGACATATGCAGGTCATTAGATTTGTCAAACCCAACAATGGCTATGCAAAGAATTGACGATGATGAAAAGGCTAAATTTAATTTAGGGTTATCTGGCGGAGAAACGAATTGCGTAAATGAATATGGTCTTTACTCATTAGCACTTGCAAGCAGAAAAAAGGAAGCCAAAGATTTCAAAAGATGGATTACACATGAGGTTCTTCCGTCAATCCGTAAGAATGGCGGCTACATAGCAGGGCAGGAAACAATGTCTGATGAAGAACTTATGGCAAAGGCACTTCTTGTAGCCAATAACAAGATAGCTGAAAGAGATAAGATAATCGAACAGAAGCAGGCAAGAATTGAACAGATGAAACCTAAAGAGATTTTTGCGGACGCAGTAGCAACAAGCCATACATCAATCCTTGTTGGAGATTTAGCAAAGTTGATTTGTCAGAACGGTGTGCAAATCGGGCAGAAGCGATTATTTGTATGGTTAAGAGATAAGGGCTATCTGATTAAGAGCGGCAGTTCTTACAATATGCCGACGCAGAGGTACATTGAGCAGGGGCTATTTGAAATCAAGGAAAGCAACCTTGTTAATCCAGATGGAAGCGTAAGAATTACACGCACACCAAAGGTGACAGGCAAAGGGCAGGTTTACTTTGTTAATAAGTTCTTGAAAGGAGATAACAGTGTTTCCGTTTGACGATTCATTAACTCTTGATGAAATACAGGACATTACAAGACATGAAAGCGAGAGGGTTATTGCTGTTACAGGTGGCAAGGTTAGTGACATAAACTTGATTAACGAAATCTGCATAGATTTATATTTACAGATAGAACACGAAGTCGGGTGTCGTTTTAGCTGTATTAAGCATGATGATTTAGCAGATGTACATGAGTTCATTGATTCTTACGAACCGCCATTGTGCCTAATGAAAAGGATAAAAGAGTATGAAAGAAAAGATAATTAACATATTCGCAACGCTGGTAGGAATCAGCCTTATAGCGTTGATTCTAAGACCGGTACAACCGCAAGCTAAGATTAATCAGCAGAGTGCAGTGTTAAGCGAATGCTACAACTCACATGTTGATTATAAGGTTGAAACTGGAGAGATAAGTGTTGATGAATATGAGTTGTCGCTCATGGCACATCTGCTTATGGGTGAATGTGGAGCGGCATACAATGATGATGAAATGCTATATCTTGCAGGAGCCGTTGTTTTAAATCGGGTACAAAGTGAGTATTTCCCTAACAGCATTGAAGAAGTTATCTATCAGTCAGGGCAATATCAATGTACAAAACTTATAAACAGCGGATTCTATAAAGAACCGACAGAAAGGTGTTGGAGAATAGCAGAAGAATTATTAATAAGCGGATATGACATACCTAGCAATGTGTTATATCAAGCTGAATTTAAACAAGGTAGCGGTGTTTATAAGAAAGTGCAGAATATGTACTTTTGCTACAAGTAAGGAGTGTTTATGGAAGCAAGGATAAGAGAAGAAATGTTCAACTTAGGTATTCTCTCCAATAAAAGAGGTTACATTTACATAATCGAAGCTGTTAAACGCTTTGGAAATTTCACATCAATGGAAAATATTTATAACAGTATTGCTAAGGCAACAAATAGATCGCCAGCATCTATTGAAAGGTCAATTAGAACAGCCATTAAATCGGCTGACCATGATTTATCAGCATGGAAGAATTATGACTGTCTTACAGCGAGAGGATTTATTACAACAATGTATTACAGATGTAAGGAGAGCACCAATGAGTAGCATAAAAAGAATTATTAAGCTCAACAGAAATAGACAGAGAGCTATAAGAGAAAAGGATTTCAGAAAGTTCTATACTTTCAGCTGCAAAATCCACCTGATTGAAAGAATGGATAAAGTACCAATAGGAAGTTACATATTAAAGTAAGGAGAGAAAGAAATTATGGAAAATGCAATTAATAACAACAATATCACATTAATAGGAGTAGTCGAGAAAGAAGCAGAATACTCACATGAAGTATTTGGCGAGGGATACTACATATTTATGCTTAAGTGTTTAAGAACAAGCGGCAACGAAGATGTGTTACCAGTGATGATATCAGATAGACTTACTGATATTAAAGAAATCAAAGTAGGACAGGCTGTCGCGGTTTTAGGGCAGATAAGAAGCTTCAATAAGCATACTGACAATATGAAGAGCAAGCTGATTTTAACAGTTTTCACAAGAGAATTTGAAGTACTGACACAGGTTTCAGAAGAATTTAATACCAACATTAATACCAACATAGTCGTACTTGATGCTTATATCTGTAAGCCGCCTATATACAGATGCACGCCAAAAGGAAGAGAGATTGCAGACATATTAGTGGCGGTAAACAGACCATATGGCAAGTCAGATTACATACCTTGTATCGCATGGGGAAGAAATGCGAGATTTGCGGGTGGACTTGAAGCTGGAGAACACATTCAGATCCAGGGAAGATTCCAGAGCAGGGAATACGCTAAGAAGATAAGTGACAATGAGATTGAGACAAGGGTTGCTTATGAAGTATCAGTAAGCAAGATTAATTACGCAGAGGAGGGTGAAGCTAATGCATAGTGATATTACGGTTAGAGAGTTAGCAAGCATGGCTATTGATGAAGATGTGGTATGCCAGATATGGACACCGCAATGCGGAACAGTATTTAACGGTTCGTTTGAGGAAGTTAAGTATTCAGCCTATGCGGATAGGGAGATTGATAACTTCCAAGTTGAAGATGGCGTATTTGTTATGAATATATAATAAGGAAGGGATATTGTTTATGAGAGCAACTTTAAAAAGGGTAGTACTTGAAAACTTTATGTGCTATGCACACGCAGATTTTGATTTTTATGCCATTACAAAGATTACGGCTAAGAATGGCAAAGGTAAGTCAACTATTGCCACGGCTTATCTGTGGTGCTTGTTTAACTGTGATTATGAATTAAAGGATAATCCGGTTGTCAGAAGAGAGATTGACGGAGTATCAGCTGATGATATGGACACAAGTGTTGAACTTACACTTGATGTTGACGGAAAAGAAATAACTATGAAGAAAGTACAGAAACGTACTTATGAAGAAGTAATAAAGGACGGAGTTGTTATAACAACTGTAAAAGACCCTAATTCATATTATATCAACAGCGTTCCAAAGACATTAAAGGCATTCAATGAATATCTTGATGTCAATATGAACATTTTCAAAATGTGTAGCAATATCAATGTATTTCTTACACAGAAGCCAAAGGAAATGAGAGAATATCTTTTCAGTTTAGTAAAGAAAACAACCGACCTTGATATGGCAAAGTCTAAAAGCAAACTTGCCGAATTAGTACCACTTCTTGAAAAATACACATACGAAGAAATACGTGCTATGAAAAATAAAATTAAAAAAGATGTTGATGACAATGCCGAAAAGCTGAAAGGGCAGATTGAAGAGAAAGAGCGTGACATTCAGCTTAAACAGGCTATTGAAGTATCTGACCTTGAATTAAAGAAGAACAGCCTTAAAGTACAGATTGCTGATTGTGTGGCAAAACAGACCGACAATGACAAGCTGATGGCTGAATACGACAAGGCTAGTTCGGATGTCCTTGATTTGAAGTTTAAGCAGGGAGACTTATTACGCAAGGCTAATGAAGAAAATGTTAAGGCTAGGAGAAATCTTGAATTACAGATTAGTAACCTTAATTATGTGATTAAGGATAGCAAGCAGTCAATCAGCAATGCAGAGAATGTGGTTCAGTTCGATAAAGATAAGATAGCAGAATATCAGAAAACGCTTGAAGACAGCAGAACTGAATGGAAAGTTGAAAAAGAGCGTGAATTTGACGAGAATAGCCTTATTTGCCCTTATTGCAAACAGGAATACCCAGAGGAAAAGAAAGAGAAACTAAAGGCAGATTTTAAGGCACATAAAGAAACTGAACTTAGCAGAATTACCGATAAGGGCAACACAGCTAAGAAAATGCTTGATGAAATCAAAGGATTGTTAGTTGAAGCTGAACAGGAATTGGCTGACAGAAAGCAGAAGTTAGAAAAGCATTTAGTTGATTTAGCAGACCTTGAAAAGCAGTTAGCAGAACTTCCACAGGAAATTGATGTATCAGCTACAGAAGAATACAAGGCACTTGAACAGAAGATTGCCGAAAAAGAAGAAGCTATGCACAAGGCTAATGATATTTCGGCGGTTAAGGCAGAATTAAAGTCACAGGAAACAGCTTTAAGGCAGCAGTTAGCAGAATGTGAAAGCCAGATTGCAAAGTCTGATACGGCAGCAGATGAACAGCGACTTGAAGAATTAAAGCAGACAAGGATTGATTCTGAACAGAATAAGGCTAATGCTGAGAAAATTCTTGATTTACTTGATGAACTGGATAAGGCGAAGAATGAAGCCTTGACAGAAGCAGTAAACAGCCATTTTGGGTTAGTTAAGTGGCAGTTGTTTGAATATGCTAAGAACGGCAATTACAAGAGTTGTTGCATACCTACAGTTGACGGAAAGAGTATCTTAACAACTATGTCTAATAAGGGTAACAGGATTTTAGGCGGAGTTGATATTTGCAGTTCAATTCAGAAGATTAGCGGCATATCGGTGCCTATTGTTTTAGATGATTCTGAAAGCCTTAGTACGGACAATCAGAAGAAAGTTTCTGAAATGGTAGATAGCCAGTTGATTATGCTGATTGTGAATGATAGTGAGAAATTAGAGATTGCGGAGGGACAATATGAAGTGTGAAGACGCATATGTACTTACAGTAAGCGAAGAGGAAGCAGAAGTTATCAAGCGGTTTGTATCGGCAATAGAGAGAATTTCTATCGGCATAGATAATGATGATGTCTGGGATATCATGGAAACTATCACAAACAAACGGACTTCTGGTAATGTAGCAGGCATAATGATTATGTATGAAGAAAGTGAGGAATAATTATGGCAGAGAATACACAGTTAGTTGAATATGAATCAAATGGAGAAATGGTAAAAATTTCTCCAACAATGATAAGAAGATACCTTGTAAATGGCGGCGGTAATGTATCTGACGGAGAAGTAATGATGTTTATGTCATTATGCAGATACCAGCACTTAAATCCGTTTTTGAGAGAAGCATACCTTATTAAGTATGGAAGCAACGACCCAGCCACAATAGTTACTGGAAAAGATGTTTTTACAAAGAGAGCCAATGCAGACCCACGATATAAGGGAAAGAAAGCAGGAATTGTTGTAATTAAAAAGGACGGAGCTGTTGAAGAGCGAGAGGGAACAATGGTTTTACCTAACGAAACTATCGTAGGTGGCTGGGCAAAAATCTTTATTGACGGAAAAGAGGACGAGTATCAGTCGGTAGGTTTTGATGAGTATGCAGGAAGAAAAAAAGATGGTTCGCTTAACAGCCAATGGGCGAAAAAGCCAGCCACAATGATTAGAAAAGTAGCTGTTGTACAGGCTTTAAGAGAAGCATTTCCAGATAGATTTCAAGGGTTATATGCGCAGGAAGAATTTCAGAATATATCAGATGTGAAACTTGATACAGAAAAGGTTGTTGCTGATGAGATTAAAGAAAATGCAAATAGCGTTGATTTTGACGAAACAGACATTATCGAGGGTACAGCCACGGAAGCAACCGAAGAACAGGCAGAAGATAGCACATTACCACCATTTATGCAGGCAGAATAGGAGATTAAGTATGAGAGTAGTTTCACAGGACGGAACATTAGATGTTCCATATAATGATTATCAATTATTTGTTAGTGGTGCTAAATATGATGCAAAAGTAGCACGCATATATTGCCAAAGCTCATACGCACCGAGTGTAAAAATTGCTGAATACTCAACCAACGCAAAAGCGCTTAAAGCTATGGAAATGCTTAGAAAAGTGTATGAAAATAATGTGTTTTATCATTGCACAGCCAGTTCAAAGCGTTTTGAAGAAGTACAGCGTATTTTGAGCGAGGAACAATTTCGGAAAGCTACAACAGAGTACTTTCAGTTCCCACAGGATGATGAAATCGAGGTGTGAATATGAGATTAAAATGTTTAGGCTCATCATCAGCCGGAAATTGCTATCTGCTAACTTCCGACAGTGGAGAAACACTTATCCTTGATTGTGGGATACCGATTAAGGAGATTAAAAAAGGCTTAGATTGGAATATAAGGGGGATAAAGGGTGTGATTATAAGTCACGCCCACCTCTAGACCATTCAAAGTCATTAAACGAATTTAAGGCTATGGGAATACCTGTATTCACACCATATGCAAATCCTAACAAGTATCGTGATGCAATGAAATATGGTGGATTTATGATACAGGCATTTGCACTAACAACGATAGATAATCGTTGGACACACGCTAACGCAGACGGAACAGAATGCCCTTGTTACGGATTTCTGATAACACATAAGGAAATGGGTAAATTGCTTTATATAACCGACACAGAGCTGATTAAGTGGCGTTTCAAGGACATAAATCACATTCTCTTAGGTGTGAACTATGACAAGGATTTAGTCGATACCGACAATCCGAAAGTTAATCACGTTTTCAGAGGTCATTTATCCATTGATACCGCTTGCGATTTTGTCAAGGCTAACGATTCAGACAGCCTACAGAACGTCATAATGTGCCATTTATCAAGTGAAAATGCTGATAAGGATAGTTTTATCGAGAAGATGAAAAAAGTTGCTTGTGGAGCAAATGTAGATGTTGCTGTAGCGGGGAAAAGTTGGGATTTGAAAAATCCTAGTGAGTGTCCGTTTTAGGAGGTAAAAAGTGAAATTATTCAAAATTCATAAAGACATTGAAATAGACAAGCGATTTGGAAATGTGAGAATTTCAACATTCAAATATTCAAAGCCTATTGAAAATTCCGATAAGTGGGAACACTACACAGAAGTTAGCTGTTGGTATGATAATGATTGCGAGAATTGCCCTTGTGGTTGGGCAATCGGAAGCTATGAGGGAGAGTGTTGCGATTGCGGGTGCCTGTTCGATAGAAAAGGTGGTTTTGATGTTCCAACATGGAAATGTATGTTGCCTAAGTGGATAAAACGATTATTTGCTAAGCACAAAGAAAAAAGTGTTCGTTTTAGAAAGGAGTAGGAATGGAGAGATTAATTGATAATATATATTCGTTCAAGGATAAGGTTGAAGAGTGCGAAAATGCCTATCTGCTAGCCGTTCAGAAGAAACTTAAAGAATACGAGGACTTAGAGGAACAGGGCAGACTTATTAAGTTGTCTTGTAAGGTGGGAGACACAGTATATTACATTAACCCAGATAAGAATACAATAAATGAATTAGTTGTTTACGGTTTCGACATAAGACCATTACAGCGTTTTGTATATGATTATATGGGAGCTAGACTTAATTTTAATCAGTTCGGCAAAACAGTATTCCTCACAAAAGCAGAAGCCGAAGCAAAACTGGAAGAATTAAGAGGTGGAGAATGAATAAAAGAAAAGCAATACCTAAAAAAGTGAGACAATCTGTATATCTCATGTATAACGGACATTGTGCTTATTGTGGCACAGAAATAGCTTACAAAGATATGCAGGTAGACCATGCAACACCGCTTAGGATAGGTGGAGCAGACGACATTTCAAATTACATGCCAGCTTGTAGGAGCTGCAACCACTATAAAGCCACTTTAGATGTCGAGGGATTTCGAAGGTATCTTTCAGAAATACATAAAAGGCTTATGCGTGACAGCATACCTTATCAAGTGGCGGAGCGGTTTGGAATCGTTAAGTATGTGTCTGACGATGTAAAATTCTATTTCGAAGAATTGAGAGGTGGAGAATGACAATTAGTGAGTTTTTCAAAGAGAAATATTCAGCAAGAAAAGATAAAGACAACATGTATGGTGTTGGCATGAGTGATGCCGAATTCCGGCACTTCATCATTGAGTATTTGTTACCGGACGGCTGGTGCGTCTCAGACCCACTTGGACAGTCACAAATCAATGAGATTGCCATTTATGAAATTCTTGAAAAACATTCTAAGAAATTCAGAAAAGAGCACAAGAAATATTTAAAAGAATTGAGAGGTGGAGAATAATGTGTAGTAGCAAACAAATAAAAGAGCTTGCGGAATGTAATGCTGTTTACGAGTTTGAAAAGACAGTAAATATGTATGGTAAGGAGTATATAAGATACTATTATAACAAATTGGCTGAATTGAATGGCAGTATTAATAGCACTTGCAACTGCCAGCACAACAGTAACCCAAGGGAGAATGAGCCTTGTTACACATTTGATTGCAGAACAGCAAAGATAAATAAAGCTAGGGTAAACAGCTTAGAAATAATCGCACGAATGCTAGATGATAAGCCTTATTATGAATTGAAGTACAGACAGGTTGGTAAAAAGGATTATTCTATCGGATATAGCTCTTACGATTTAAAGACTGTATTAGGTTACATTGATGAATATTTTGAAATTGTGGAAAGTGATAAACAGACTAATGCCGACAGGATAAGAAATATGTCAGATGAAGAGTTAGCGAGTGTGCTATTTAGTGGTTGTATTGATTCTATGGATTTGGAAGAGTGCCCTTATGCTAGTGAAGGTGAACTCGATAACAATAAAATCAGAAAAATATGTAAAAATTGCACACTTGATTGGCTTAAATCAGAAGCAGAATAGGAGAAAAGCATGGACGGACTGATTATTAAAAAGAAATGGCTAGACCTTATTATTAGTGGTAAAAAGACTATTGAAATAAGGAGCAGTAATACCAAAAAAACAAAACGAAACAATCTATTTACTTGAAAGTGGAACACATAGAGTGGTTGCAACAGCTGTCATTAGTTCCACATATCCTGTTTCGTGCTCTGATTGGTCTGAAGAAAGAGACAATCATTGTGTTAATGCGTCTTATGCAGAACTGAAGAAAAGATATAAAACCCCTTATGCGTGGGTACTATCCAAAATTGAACCTATTGAGGATATATGGTATTACGAACATCCACAAGGGGCAGTAATATGGGTTAAGAATGTGCAACCGATTGATGAAATGCGTGACGAAAGAATTAGATATGGCTATTAGCAGAATAGGAGGGAACATGAAGTATATAAGCAATGCAGAATATGGAGAGCCAGTTGAAACAGGAACTATCTACAGAGGTGACAATAAAAGATTAGATATATGTGTTCATACGCTATGTGGTTGTGGAGAAACACTATATATGAATTGTAAGGCATTAAATATCTATGATAGAAAATTAAACAGTACATCTGTAATAAGTGCAATAAACGAAGCCCAATCATTAGTGAAACAGGAATTTGATTTACTTAGCAAAGAACTTAATACCATATTGAATAGCGAGATAGAAATATCAAGGTATTAGAAAGTGAGGAAAAGTAATGAATCGTGTAATTTTATGTGGCAGGTTGACTAGAGACCCAGAGATTAGATATTCACAGACAGTAAACGGAAGTATGGCAGTAGCAAGATATACATTAGCCGTTGACAGAGCTTTCAAGAAAGAGGGCGAACAGGCAGCAGACTTTATTAACTGTATCGCATTTGGCAAGAATAGAGAGTTTGCAGAGAAGTATTTACATCAGGGAACTAAGATTATCGTTGAGGGTAGATGGCAGACAGGCAACTACACTAACAAGGACGGACAGAAAGTCTACACTAATGATTGCGTTGTTGAAAGACACGAATTTTGCGAAAGTCGTGCTAATCAGCAGAACAATAGTAATGGGATTATAGGTAGAAACAGTCCAAGTGCTGATTCAGATTCCTTTATGTCAATCCCTGATGGTATTGACGAGGAATTACCATTTAACTAATTCACTAAAGGTAATAAAACAGTTAAATATTATGAAAGGAGATATTATGAGCGAAGAAAAATTAAGAGTTTGGCATAATTGCCAAGTAGGAGCGGTTAAAAACTTTTATGTCGAAGTGGAAAACATCGAACAAGCTTGGAAAATTCTTAATACATTATGGGATTATGACTTATTTCAGTACAAAAACAACATAAAGCCGGATTATTGTAACGCTTCTGGACTTGAGTATTTTGATGAGGAAGAGCAGGAATGGTGCGAGTGGTACGATGATGGCGGATATGACATTAGAGAACATTTTGAAAACGAGGAGGAAGAATGAACACAGAAGTAATGTTTAGTAGCAAAACAGACCAGTGGGCTACACCGAATGATTTCTTTGACAAACTGAATGAGGAATTTCATTTTACATTAGATCCTTGTGCTGATGAAATTAACCATAAGTGCGAGAAGTATTACACAAAGGAAGATGATGGACTGAAACAATCTTGGAATAATGAAAGAGTTTTTTGCAATCCACCTTACGGAAGAGAAATAGGTAAATGGGTTGAAAAAGCATACGCAGAAAATATGATCGGCGGTGCTTATGTAGTAATGCTTATTCCTGCAAGAACTGATACAAAATGGTTTCACGATTACATATACAACAAGCCGAATGTTGAAATCAGATTTATCAAAGGTAGATTGAGGTTTGGAAATTCTGAAAACCCTTCACCATTTCCGAGTATGTTGGTAATTTTTAAAAGAGAGCCATTGATGATAAATGTGTATGATCTTATTGATTATTTAGCAAAGCCAAGAGGGGATTTGCTGGAAACTATAAGCAAAGGTTGTTCGGTTTACGAGATTAAAAAATTTATTGAAGATATAAAGGAGTGTGAACCGATTGAGTAATATGCGACAAATATATGCAATCAAAAGCAAAAACAGAAAGCGGATATTAGATGTTTGCCCCGATATGAAGCGTGAGAGTGGCATCTATTTCTACACTAGAACCGATGAAAACGGAATATCGTACTTTTATATCGGTCAAAGCGTAGATTGCTTAGAACGTAGTATATCGCACTTGACAGGCTATCAGCACATAGATTTATCAATCAAGAAAAGAGGATTTTATAGCGAAAACAATCCTTATGGTTGGAAGTTGAATGTTATGTACTATCCGAAAGACAAGCTCGACGAAATGGAGCAATATTGGATTTTGGAATACACAAAAAGAGGTTATCAGTGCAGATATAACAAGACAGCTGGCGGTCAAGGAGAGGGCAAGGAAAAGATAAATGAATTTAAAGCTCCTAGAGGCTACAGAGACGGCATACAACAGGGGAAAAAGGCGTTAGCAAGGCAATTATCCTCTATCGCTGAAAAGCACCTTATAATCCGCTTAAAGCCCGAAAAAGAGCACAACAAGGTATCACAGAAGCAATATGAGAAGTTTATGGATTTATTGAAAGCGGGTGAAAGCGAATGACAAAAGCGGAAGAATATTTAAACAAGGCGAAAGAAAAATACGCAGAGGCAGAAAAATACAGAGAGCTTGCCAATAGCTGTTTTAAAAGTAGTGACGATTATAAACTTGCATATAGGTTGGAAAGTGTAGATAGGGTTTTGGATTTTATTCGCGGTGAATACAGAGCAGGCAGAATTTGCGACCTTGAAGCACTATTGTGTCACTGCCAAAATAAGCTGAATGGCAACATTGATGGAACAGAATTAACGCTAGACAAAGGCAAAACTTTTGAGATATTGAAAGTGGGTGATTCAGAGTGAATGATTGTAAAGGCTGCAAATACGAAAACAGCACAGATATAGAGGTACATTTAGAATTTTGTACGAATTGCAAGAGGGCTTATTCCAATGAAGAAGATAGAGAATTTCACGAAGATAAGTATAGGACTATAGACTAAAAATCAAAGAAAGGAATAGGTTGTCGCGACATAAAACCGAGGTTTCCTTTTGGTGGATTTAGAATGAAAGTACATTGTTTATTTGAACAGTCAGGAACATTCAAGAGCGCTTTCAAAAATTATGGAATTGAAGCCTACGACTATGATATTCAGAATGAATTTAACGAAACTGACTATGTTACTGACCTTTTTAAAGAGATAGAGGGGGGGGTATCAGGGTGAGCCGAGTTTGTTTGATAAGATAGGACCTGATGATTTGATATTTGCATTTTTCCCTTGCATAAGGTTTGAAAATCAGATAATGCTGTGGTTTAGAGGACAGTCGGCAAGTCAGAAAAAATGGTCTTTAGAAGAAAAATGCGAATTTGATATGAATTTGCTTAAAGAAGTTTCACTTATGTATGATTTGGTAAACAAAATGTTTATTATTTGCATGAGAAAAGGATTGAAATTGGTGATGGAAAATCCTTATTCAGAAGAGCATTTTTTAAGGAGATATTGGTGTTATTTCCCGGCAATAATTGACAGAGATAGAAGAGATAGCGGAGATTACTTTAAAAAGCCTACACAGTATTGGTTTTTGAATTGTGAACCACAGAACAATCTTGTTTTTGAGCCAATTAGTTATAACGCTATCGAAGGTAAGGATACTATAAGGACAATGTCAAAAGAACATTATGCAAAAACAGGGGCGGACAATAAGAAAACAGCAAGGTCAATGATACACCCACAGTACGCAGATAGATTTATTAGGCAATATATTCTTGATGAAGCAATATGGAGAGGTAAACAATGAAAGACGAAACAAAGCAGGAAATACAGATATTACTTGACCTACTCAAAGGCAGCCTTACAAGAAATGGTGTAAGTATGGCAACGGACAGAGAGGGCAACTTGATGTTCTTTGATACATCTGCCTATGTCAGAAGTAAAGGCAAGGAATTTGACGGATTCAGAGTTAATATCAACGATTTAGTGAAGTAACAATGTGACAGAACTTGAAGAGGTAATTATGGCAGGCAATTTTATTAAAATTGACAGAAAAATTTTAAAGTGGGAATGGTGGAGCGATATTAATACATTCAGACTTTTTATGTATATGTTGATAAGTGCCTATTGGAAAGACGGAAATTATAAAGGCAAGATAATTGAAAGAGGGTCTTTCCCCTCTTCAATATCTGAATTATCAAAAGAAACTAATTTGTCTGTAATGGAAATTCGTACCTCACTAAAACACTTACAATTAACAGGCGAAATAACAAGCAAAGCAACAAACAAATTCACGATATTTACTGTGGTTAACTACAATTTGTATCAAACGGATAACAAGCAAGATAACAAACAAATAACAAGCAACTTAACAAACAATCAACAAACAGATAACATTCTATTAACAAACTCTATATTAAAAGAAAGTAAGAATGAAAGAACAGAAGAAATTAAAGAAGATAAGAATACAGAAAAAGATATTACTAACGTAATATTCAAAAAGAAAAGTTATTATCCCAATGATGAATTACTTGATGAAGCATTTAACGAGTATGTGACAATGCGTAAGAGGATTAAAAAGCCTATCTGTACCGACAAAGCATTACATAGGGCTATGAATACTCTTGAAAAGCTATCGGGTGGAGATAATGACTTAGCCATTAAAATTCTTAATCAGTCAGTAGACCATTGCTGGCAAGCCTTGTTCGGGTTGAAAGAAGATAATTCTAATAAGCAGGGCAATCAGAATTTTAGCAAGGGTGCTATTGACTGGGATAATGTGTAAAGGAGAAAAATTATGTATTCAGATACAATTTACGAAATCACAGTTAATGATAGTGAAAGAGCAGTTATTGAAGATATATTAAATATATTAGATAATTGCCCTATTGATTTGGGTAATTGTGATTATGTGGATATTTTTAGAAGCATAGCAAATAAAAGCTCAAATGTAGACGCAGATGGTATCAAAATTTTATATGAATCAGGAGGTAGCAACGCTTGACAAGAGAAGAAACAGTTAAAATCATTCGCATTATGTGTGATTGCTACCCTAACTACAAGCCTAACAACCTATCAGAGACAGTAGATGTGTGGAATATGATGTTGGAAAATTACAGTTATGAACAAGTGTCAGTCGCACTTAAAGCATATATCAACTCTGATATAAGTGGATTTGCTCCAAGTATAGGACAGTTGATAGGTAAAATACAGACAATATCACAGCCGCAGGAACTTGACGGAATGACAGCTTGGGGATTGGTTAGTAAGGCATTACGGAATGGCACATATGGAGCGGTCGAAGAGTTTAACAAGCTACCACCACTTGTCAGGCAGGCGGTTGGTATGCCAGACAACCTTAAAAACTGGGCAACGTCAGACTATCAGACGATTGAAACAGTAATACAATCAAATTTTCTAAGAACTTACGAAACAGTTGTTAAGCGTGCGAATGAAATAAATCGTATGCCGGACAATATCAAATCACTTATCGAAAAGACGAATGCAAATTCGTATAAGGCTCAAATCGAGCAAAAATTCCAAAGAGATATAAATACATTGCAAATTAAAGAAAATGCCCTTATTGGTCAAAATACAAACGCAGAAGAGTATATTGAAGCACCTCAAGATATTCAAGAAAGAATAAACGCCATGAGGTAAATTATGAAACCCAAAAATTGTATTTATCCCGATTGCCTTAACTGTACTTTAGATGATTGTTTATACAATACGCTCGAACAGCCGGATATAGTTCAGCAAAATAAACTAGATAAAGAAATTGCCTTTAGAAATAAATTAGAGCAATTAGAACCTAAGCAAAGAGCAAAGGCTATATATGACAGAATGTATGAACAGAGCGAAAAAGGTAAAGCTAGACGCAGACGATATAATCAGTCAGAAGAACATAAAATTAGCCAGAAGAAATATTTTCAGACTAAAAAAGGCAAGGCTGCACAAAAAAGGTATAAGCAATCAGAAAAAGGCAAAGCTGCACAAAAAAGAATAGAAGCTAAAAGGATTGAAACCGGTAAAAATGCCATATACTGTAAAAGATATCGGGAGAAAAAGAAAAGAGAGGCTATGTTAAATGAGCAAGTCGGAACAACGAAGATTTCAAGAACAAATGATGAGAGTTCAATTAAACAGGCAGAAGAATAAAGAAAATAAAGAAATGTTTGGTAATGCCTTAACGATTCTATTATGGGTGCTGCACGATAAATTCGGATTTGGAAATAAGCGACTAGAACGGCTTATTGATGAGATTGATAAATTCAATGAAGATTTCAATGCAGGGCTTATAGATCCGAAAGAACTTATTGAACAGTTAGAAGAAGAAACAAAAATAAAAATTAAATATTAAGGAGTATGGCTTATGAAGTTTTCGGAACTTACTAAGCCGGAGCTTGAAAAGATATTGAAAAATGCCAATTTTACAGAAGAAGAATTGAGAATTTTCAAGTTGCTTGTGGGTAATATGAGCTTAGAGCAAATTAGCCAGAGGCTCATGTTATCCAAAGCAACAATTTCAAGGAGAGTTAAGGATATAAAAATCAAGATAGAAAGGACTGATGAAATGGTTAAAACAATCCCTATATGGGAAAAAGTAACACTGACAGTTGAAGAAGCGTCTGAATATAGCAATATTGGAATTAATAGAATTAGTACAATGCTTAATGAGATTAGTTGCCCCTTTGTTTTAAAGGTCGGAAATAAAAGGCTTGTCAAGCGTAAAGAGTTTGAGAAATATATAGAAAAAAGTAGGGAAATATAGAGATATATTGAAATATAAGCTATTGTGTAGTAATATTAATTATCACGCAATAGCTCTTTATTTATTGAAAGGAGCTAAAGAAAATGGGAAAGGATTTAAAAGGTAAAGAGCTAGGAAATGGAATCTGTCAACGGAAGAACGGAAAATATTGTGGCAGGTATGTTGATAGATTCGGTCAGAGAAAAAGCATTTATGACGATAAACTGTCAGAATTAAGAAAGAAACTTGCAATTGCAATAGCTGATAGTCAGTCATTTACAAGCATAAGAGATGACATTAAGTTGGACGATTGGTTTAATCGTTGGGTAGATGTGTACAAAAAGAAAAGTGTACGCCCCAATACACTTAGGGAATACACTCACATATACACTAAGAATATATCACCTTTTTTGGGAAATCGCAACATAAATTCCTTTGTTAAGTCGGATATTCAACAATTAATTGATATTACTGACGATAAGGGCTATGGATATGAACGGCAAAACAAAATTAAAGTTATATTATCAGACATGTTTTCAAGAGCGATGGAAGATGAGCTTATGTCCAGAAATCCAACAAAAGGAGTTAAATTGAGGGCAAAAAAGGAAGTTTTCGCTAAAGCATTAACAATTGATGAACAAGAAGTATTTTTTGAATGCTGTGCTGGCACATTTTACGACAATCTATTTAATATTGCTGTAAATACAGGGTTGAGACCGGGAGAACTTTTTGCCTTAACTGAAAATGATATTGATTTTGAAAATGGGCTAATAAATGTATCTAAGACGCTTGTATATCAGAAATACCTTGATGATGAACGCAAGGAATTTCATTTAGAAGAGCCTAAAACAGAACAGAGCAATAGGAAAGTGCCTATGAACAGCTTATGCAGAAAGTATCTTGAAAGGCAGATAAGGCAGAAGCATGTTATCAAAAACAAACAGCCTAAAGAGCAGAACGACTATTTATTTACGACAAAATTTAACACACCACTTAATTCAGTTTTATACAGTGCGGCGATTGATTCTATTGTAGATACAATAAATCTTGTCCATTCTGTTGATGAAGAAATGGAATATTTCAGCGGTCACGCTTTAAGACACACATTTGCAACAAGATGCTTTGAGGCGGGTGTGCAGCCGAAAGTTGTTCAATCATATTTAGGTCATGCAACATTACAAATGACAATGGATTTATACACACATGTTATGCCACAGAAAGCAAGTGACGACATTGAAAGAATTGTTAAAAACGAAAATAAAATTGTTGATTTTGTGAAAAACGTGGTGTAAATGCGGTGTAAATATACGCCATACACCAACTAAAAATCCAGTATTTATGCTATTTAGAAGATTAAAAATGTATAATATTTTAGAAACTTATTATGTATACCAGATAACTCCTTATGACCTTAATGAGAGTTATGATAATTACTGTATTTAAGGGATTTTGCGGAGGATAAAATAAAAGTGCTTACTCCATCTATACACCACATAAATCTATATATTTCTATGTATTTCAATGGCAAAATGGTGTAAAAATGGTGTACGGAAAATTTAATGGTGTACGGATAAAGACAATTAAATAAAAGAGCTTTTGCGTGATGTAAATATGAGAAGAACTTGATAATGTTCTTCTCTTTTTTTATGCCAAAATTAAGTTAGAAAGAGAGGTAGTGCGAATGTTTTCGGATGAAATTAGAGAAAAAATCTTAAGCAAAGAAGAATTACAGAAACTTGACTTAGTAACATTATCTCTTGTTATCCACGCAATCGAAGAAGTCTTGGAGGAGGTAGAAGATGATAAACAATCCTTATCAGACAACACCTATGATGAATAATAATTATATGCCTATGCAGAATCCATATGCGGATAGAATGAACTTTTTGCAAAATTATCAACAGAGCTTACAACAACAGCCTATGCAGATAAATCAACAGCCTATTCCACAGCAGGTGTCAGGCATTAACGGAAGAATAGTACAAACAGTTGAAAATATAAACGCTAACGAGGTCCCTATGGATGGCTCAATGGCTTTTTTTCCTAAGCAGGATATGTCGGAGATTTATGTTAAGGGCTGGAATGCTGACGGAACAATTAGAACGATTGTGTATAAGCCTTATACAGCCCCTAAAGATAATCAGACAGTAAATTCTATGCCTGATGCAGAAAATGCTAAATTTACCCTATCAGATGAAAGCACACAGCTATTTCTGAATAAGTTTAAGGAATTGTCAGAGAAAATAGGGCAGTTGGAAGATAGATTTGATAAATCTTTAGGAACGCAAAGAAAAACTTCAAGAACTCAAAGCAAAGGCGGTGATGAAGAATGAACCCAATTAACATTTTTCAGATGATGAAAGCTGGCCCGCAACAGTTTATACAACAGATGATGGGGAATAATCAGATTATGAGCAATCCTATGATGAAAAACACTATGCAGATGGCACAACAGGGCAATATGCAAGGCATAGAGCAGATGGCTAGAAATTTATGCAAAGAAAAGGGGTTAAATGCAGATGATGTATTTAATCAGATAAAAAGCAGATTTGGTAATTAGCAGCATATTAGATGTCTTTGCAAACTACCTAGGTGACATCTTTATGAATATATTTTTAGGAGGTAACAATATGTTTTCAAACTCAAATTGTGCCAGCGTACCATTAGTCGCTAATATTGACGGCAACGGCAATAACGGCGGATGGGCTGACGGTGGATGGCTTTGGATAATCGTTGTATTTGCATTACTCTTTGGATGGGGCAATGGTGGATTTGGCGGTTTTGGTGGCAACAATGGCGGTGGCTATGTTGCAACAGCTGCTACACAGGCTGATATTCAGAGAGGATTTGATAATTCCGCAGTTATCAGCAAGTTAGATGGCATTTCCAACGGGCTTTGTGATGGCTTTTATGCCATGAATAACAGTATGCTTACCGGCTTTAATGGTATTAACACAAATATCATGCAGACAGGCTATGGCATACAGCAGGCTATTAACGCTGATACAGTCGCTAATATGCAGAATACCAACGCTTTACAGGCGCAGCTTGCTAACTGTTGCTGCGAGACAAGGGAAGCCATTCAGGGTGTAAACTACAACATGGCAACTAACACTTGCGCTTTGCAGAACACAATGAACAATAACACAAGAGATATTATTGACAGCCAGCAGGCAGGAACAAGAGCTATTCTTGATTACTTATGTACAAAGGAAAATGCAGATTTGAGAGATAAGGTACAGAAACTTGAACTTTCTGCTTCACAGGATAGACAGAGCGCACTTCTGACTACTGCAATGACAGCACAGGCACAGCAGATTGTCAACTCTGTAAATCCTACAGCTATTCCAGCTTATGTTGTGCCTAATCCTAATGCTTATGCATATGGATACGGTTGCAATACCGGCTGTAATTGCTAAAACTGAATAATTGAGTATCTTAATTGAGTTTAACTCAATCATGTCTGCTATGCAGTATTACTTATAACCAAAGGGCAGACTATAATGTTTGCCCTTATTTTTATGAAAGAGAGGTAAAAATAATGGAAATAACAGGAATTGCCTTACAAACAGTTGTCGCCGGAGAAGATGTTGCATTTACAGAAACACCAGTATGCGGTAGCAAATGTATAGTCCACAGACAGGGAAGCGGAATTATAAAGCTAAGAGGTATCACAAATCAGTGCAAAGCTAGATTTTTAGTATCTTATAGCGGTAACATTCAGATACCTACAGGCGGTACAGTTGAAGAGATTTCGCTTGCTATTGCAGTAGATGGAGAGCCTTTACAGTCAACACGAATGATTGTTACACCAGCCGCAGTTGAAAATTTATTTAATGTATCAGCACAGGCATATGTTGATGTACCTTGTGGCTGTTGCAGTACTGTAGCGGTGCAGAATACATCAGCACAGGCTATTGAAGTACAGAACAGTAATTTGATTGCAGTAAGGGAGGCTTGATATTATGCATAAATGGGCTAAACAGATTATGGAATGTGTCAAGGCTAAAGTTGACGGAATTGGAATTGACAATTTTGAAGGACAAAACCTTGACGATTTAAAGGACTTTACAGAAATAGCGAAGAACATAGCTTGTTTTGACAAAGATTACAGAATTGTTGAAGCTATGGAAAAGTCAGAAGATAACGAAGACATTATGCGTATGCTTGAGCAGTACGAAGATTATCCAGACAGAAGATACTACGACCACTACCGCTATGCAAATGGCAGATTTGCCCCTAAAGGTAAGGGAACATACCGTAGAGGATATGAAGAGCCGCCTTATATGCATATGTACCCAGAAGCAGAACATATGAGAGATATGGATAGGGATTACGGCAAGATGTACTATACAGAGCCAATGAACGAAAGCGGTTATGACAGGGCAAAGAGAAATTACACAGAGACTAAGGAAATGCACAAGGCTAATACGCCAGAGGATAAAGAACATAAGATGAAGTCACTTGACAGCTACACCAAGGAGCTTGCAAGTGATATTACAGGTATGGTAGCTGATATGTCAGCAGAAGAGAAAAACTTACTTAGAACGAAGTTGAGCACTCTTGTATCTAAGATATAATTTCAAAGGCTATGAGTAGCAATATTCATAGCCTGTTTTATTCAGAAAGGAGCATACAGATGATTTTTAGCATTAATGGCACAATCTGGCAAGTACAATATAAAAATTCAAATTCGGGCGAATTAAAGCGGTCAGACAATGTTTCTGTATTAGGTGTGACAGATAGGAATACACATACAATTTATCTGTCAAATGTTTTGCGAGGATTTATGCAACGCAAAGTGTTAATACATGAAGTATGCCACGCAATCTGTATGTCTTATGATGTGTATTTGCCTATCGAACAGGAAGAAATATTGTGTGATTTTGTGGCGACTTATGGAGATGAAGTATTTGATATTGTTGATATGGTTTTAGGGGCAGTTAGGAGAGTAGGATAATGAGTATTGATGAGTTATTAAAGATAGTTCAAAAGACTAATCCGACTATGACTAAGGAATTATTGATATATGAACTAAGTCAATGCCGGTATGCAAGTAAAGCATTGATTTATACAGAAAGTTGTTGTGTTGACAATAATATTTAAAAATGCTATTATTTAATAGATGTAAACAATTGATAATTAATATATCATTTTACCTTAATAGAACCATAGTGGAAAGTTGCATTGATACATTTTTGTATAGGTGCAACTTATTTTATTTTAGAGGTTTTATTATGAGAGTTGTAAGATTAAAAATGTATCAAGAAATGGCTAGATTCAATAATCCATCAGCGCCAAAAGGTGCAGATTGCTACCCTTTGCCACCATTTAGCACAGTTAATGGGTTTATTCATTCAATGTGCCAATGGAAAAGGTATCATAAATTAGATTTTTTTGTTACTGGTAAAGGAATTTATAATACTAAGGTGCAAAAAGAATGGCACGGTGGCTATAATTTCAACAAAATTAGCGATGAAATGCTTAAGCGTTGGGGTGTTATAACAGATTATGCAGACGGAAGCCATACCGGCTGGGTTAGTACAGTTAAATATCATCTAATGCTAGTTGATTTATATACAACTATATACATCAAAGCTGATGATAGTGACATAGATGATATATACCATGCGTTACTAAAACCACCGGTATATCCATCATTAGGTGAGTATGGTGATTTATGCAAGATTGAAGCAGTAGATATTGTAGAACTTAAGGAACTTGACAAACCTATATCAGCTCCATTAGATACGCAATCTTATATTCCTGTTAATAAAGGTAATTTCGTAGGAACTATATATAGAATTAATAACAAATATGAAATTATCAAAGGGCTTAGGCGATTCCAGAAAGTTTCTTGTTACTTGGTGGATAAAGGACAGGAAGTTGTTAGTAATCTTTTTGATGACGATAAACCGATTATTTTTATAGATTAATTTAAACCCCACGGAATATAATGCAACTTTTTTGCTACCTCCGTGGGTTTCTCTTTTATATTCGCAATTTCGATTTTGACAATTTTCAAAATCCGTTTCGGATTTCGTTCAAATCCTACTTAAAAAATTGAAAAAATTTTTTAAAAATTTTAAATGCGCCGTTTCAAATACCCCCGTCATATGCAATTTTGTATTCAAAAATCCGTGAAAAACTTTTCCCAAAATTCGACTTCAATTTTGTTCAGATTTACCTTGAAAAATTGATGAAAAACTTCAACAGGGTAAAGCACCATATATAAACTTGACCGGCTGCGGTTCGTGCTTGTTTTGACTTTGTGACTTTGTGATTTGCCCTGTACGACGGTTTTATTGTGTCGGCGTAGATTTATAAGCCTACAAAGTAAAACAGCCTTAAAACGCTTTCAATTACAATATTCGAAGCCGTTAAAAACATAGCTTTTCTTGTTTGTCTTCCAGTCTGTGAAGCTGTACAATATATAATTCGTGCAATCATCTTCCGACAGCTTTTTAACATTGCTAAACATGGCACATAATATATTATGTGCAAGCTGTGCGCGCTCTTCTCCTGTCGTTTGCCATTCTTCCACAATCTGCACATTTTTAACAAGCGGCTCACCGTCATTGCCTGTGCTTATCTGCTCAGCTTCGATAATATAACATTTGTCTTTTATTCTAGCACAAAAAGAGCGTAAAAGCTCAAAAGAATCAAGAACCGGCGCATTGTTTTTAAAACTAAAGCAAGAAACACCTTTTTCAAAAGCGCATTCTGGCACACATTCCAACGCTTCATTATATCCGTATACATCAAATGCATATGTAAAGTTGTCGTTCTGGTCGTTTGTCATTTTTAGAAAATTGATAGATTTTTCATTCTTGGGGATTTCGCCAAACCTTAAAAAATACATAAAATGCCACCTTTCAAATATTATAATATTATACCATATTATTATTAATATGGGAATGCTTGCGGCTGGAATCGAACCGACCAAACCGCAGCAAGCCAAAAAGGGCGCAGATTGTACGCCCTTTTGAATTATTCTATGTAAATATCAAAACCGTTTTCGTTGTATGTTTCGCCAATATCCGCCGTTTGAACCCAAACCCTCGCGTCAAATGCTAATTCCCACGCAATACCATTTTCAATTAAAAAATCGTAAACCTCAAAAGCGTTGCAACAAAATCTTTTTGTGCGCTCCAATACAACAAGCACCTTAGATCCGTTTACAAAGTCCATAATATACCCCCTATTAATATCCTAGCCACGCGTACAGCTGCGACCTGCTCCAGCCTGTTACATCTTCCACAATTTCGAATTTTTCACGGAATGCAAACATACAATCCGCGAAAATGTGACCGCCCTTGATGTAGTACGGCGTGCTATGAGCATCTAAAATCTTCTTAATTCTGCTGATTTCCAAATTTAAAACCTCCATATATTCTAATATTATCCCTTACAGGACGAGAGCAAGCCGGGGAATCGAACCCCGGAAAAGCCAGCCTTGCTTAATTTGCTAAAATCATGCGCGCCGTATTAAATACATACAATCTGTTGTGGCTGTGCCGCTTAAAATCTCCGTTTTCAGTAATCACGCGCCCGCTATTTGGGTATTTGAGGCTTACAACGGTTAAATACTTGTTTAAAAGTTCATCCGGGCATTTTAGGCATTCTATAGCGTTTTCTATGGTGCTTTTCTTGCTATTGTAATAAATTCCCTCAATGTGTACTCCTTTTTCCTTTTCCAGCTCGTCAAATTCTTTCAACAATTCTGCTTTTGTCATATAATCAGCCATCCTTTCACTTTCTACAAATAAAGTTTCATAAGTCCTACGTTTTCATTTCTAACTAAGACAACACCCGGACGCGCAACGGAAACATATTGATTAACTATATTTTCTATTTTTTCAGGGTCATAATATGGCGCCAATTTTTCGCGTGTGTATTCTTTTGATTCTTCAAGTGTCATCATCTTCATAAAATCTACCATCCTTTCATTGTGCGCCCTGTCTCATCAGTGCAGGTAGGGCAGTTCCTGCAGACCGCCAGAAGTGGAGGTTTCGACTATTTCACTTGTTCTAAAATCTGTATATATATAGACGGTTTCGATTCGTCAACCTCTTTATAGACGCATCCGCTATATACTTTATTTGTTGACCCTTTGCAGGACTTTCCAAAACTCTTACAGTTGTAGCACATTGGGTTATACTCCAATGTTTCAATGGCTTTTCTGCGCGCCTTGCTTCTTTCTATCTGCTCATTTGTTGCAACCATTATATATTTTTCCATGTTCAAAACCTCGCTTTCGTTTTCTGGTCTGCCATCATCAGAGCCGGGAGACCATCCCGCGGCTGACGCTCCAAACCGGAGCGTTTCGGCTAAAATCTGCAAGGCTTTTCATAGCGAATAATTGCGACTATTTCGCCTGTGCTTTTAAGAGTTCCCCAGCTGTTCCACATCGGACCATTTAAACCTTTTAGTTTAGGCTGATTATAAAGTTCTTCTCTCTGACTTTGTGCCATTCTACCTGTATTGTAGTCATATATAAGACTTTCCATCTGCTTGGCTGTTTCTATATTGCTAGGCAAATCATAAACGCATTTGCAACCATTTTCTAATATACCTATTATCATTCTGTTACCTCCTCAATGTGTATTCTTTCCTCTGCTCCAGTCTCGTCATCTTCGTAAACTCCGCCTAAATCATCAAACCAGCTTTCAGCTCCTCGGCGACTGTATGTCTCGCCACCTAATAAAACTTTTCCGCTTTCTGTTACAAGTCTGTATTGTTTATCCATGTTTGTGCCCTCACTTTCTTTATTTGTATGATTATAATAACATATTGTTTTTATAATTGCAATAGTTAATTGCAATAAAAACAAAATAAATTATTGCAATTTAAAATTGATATATCAATAGAGATAATTAATACTTGACATTTAGCAATTATTTATTGTATTTTATAATTGCAATATTAAATTACAATATAAAAGAGGTGTTTATATATGATTAAAACAGATAAAGAAATTGCAGAGAAAGCAAGAGAGAGAGCAAGAAAGCAGAACGAAGCCGCAAAAAACAATTGGGACTGTATTACTTGCAGACTTCCAAAAGGCACAAAGGAACGCATACAGGCGCAAGGGCTAACAATTAACGGATTCGTCAATGAATTAGTACTTGCAGAGCTGGAACGCTTGGAAGCTCCAACAGCCCCAAAGGATAACGACAGCTCCGCAAAATGTCCATTTTAATTTAAAAAATATGCAATTATGTATTGCATTTATGTATTGCTTATGATATTATAATTATACAAATTAAGAAAGGACAACCGAAAGGCTGAAAGGTGGAAACCATGAGATTATTTTTAGCAATCAAGAAAGACGAACAGAAAAGGGAATATATAGCTGCGATTATTAATTCAAAAAGTTATCCAAGTACATATGCAGCGGATAATAAAGGTGTGCGAATTGTGGAATTGCCAGAAGTTAGAGAGGGCGAAGAAGTAGCAAGTTGCCATATATGTTTATAAGAAAGGTTGAAAAGGTGGAAAAGATGAAAACAATCGAATTATTAAACAAGGTTGTCAAACTTGGATTTGACAGAGAAAAGGCGCTTGCAGACATAGACGCAAGTCTTGATGAAGTGATTGGAGCAGAAAACAGAAAGCCAATTACAGAAGAGGAAGTCAGCGAAGAGTTGGCAAGCGATATTTTATTCGGGTTTGAATGCGAAAAAGAAAACAATTAAGAAAGGTTAAAAGGTGGGCGATATGAAAGCATATTACACGAGCATATACAACGAGGGAATGATTGGTGAAGTATTAAGACATAACACAGCAGAAGAAGCCGAAAAATATCTTGATAAAGAGTGGGACAGGCTCACAGAAAGAGAGCAGAAAGGATTTAAACCAGGCACGGCGGACAGTTTCAAGGCGTTTGAAATTGAAGCAACAGATGAACAGCTTGAACAGATAGAAGCTGGTGACATTGCCCCAGAAGAGCTTGCAACAGAAATAATAAAAGATATGTTATAATATTTAGGCGGTGTATATCTGTTATACATCGCCTTTTGAATGCCTATTGATTAATTATATTTATTGTGTTATTATATTGCTAATAATTAAATATATAAGATTTACACCCGATAATATTAATATTGTTATCGGGTTATTTTTATGTTATTAAATATATAATAATTAATCAGCTGGATAAGCTCCAGCGGAAAGGGGAACACATGGAGAAAGTACAGGAAGCACCAGACACGCCCGAAGTATTTCAGAATGACATAGAACTTTATTTATCGCAGTTCTGCGAAGAACACAATATCGAAGATATGACCAAAGAACCGCAGAGCAAATGGAATGCCGCTTTAATGTATATAAATAAATACGTTTTCAGTGATAAAAGTATATTAAAGTTAAATAAGAATATTAATAAAAATAGCACTAATTGTATTATGGATAATAATTTTAATATGTATGATTATGATAAAGTAGAGTATATATTATATATATATTATTATTTATGTGCTGTATATGATAAAGAATGCAGTATTATAGGGTTTAGCTTATTAACTGGAATTAATAGAGATACTATATTAAATTGGGGAAACGGTGAACGAAAACTAAGCACAAAAAGTTTCGGCGTTGCGGAAAAACTGCGCATTTTTCGCGAAGAAAGTTTATCGAATAAACTCGCAACCGGCAACAAAAACCCTGTCGGAATCCTTGCAATACTCAACCGGCACTTTGCTTGGAATCTTCCAGGTGTGAGCAGAGAAAGCACCACAAAGACCATTAAAACAGCCGCAGACCTTCCACAGCTTGGCACATCTGGAAGCGCTCAAGGCTCTAATGTTCGTCAAATTGCACAACAAGAAATCATTGTGCAAGATGTACAAGAAAACCCACAAAGCCAGTAAATAAGCGGATTGTAGCTGTTTAGCTTACAATAGCGTGATTTCGCTAAAGTTGAGTTTAGCGAAGTGAGAAAACAGAACATTTGAACGATAAAAGTACGATAAAGCCAGTAAACAAGCGGATTGACAGCGATTACATGATAATTATTTATTGTGCAATGGCTCCGCTCTGGCTGATTTCGTTGTGCAAGATATACAAACGCAGGGCGTGGGGGTTATATATACACGCATTGCACGCCCAACTAAGTCGCTTTCCCAACCCCAAAGATAAAAAGGCTTATTATATATATTTATATATACATAACCAACCAATAATAATTTATTAAACTATATACAATAACCATTATATTTATTAATATATAGTCCTGATAATAACCCATATAATATAATCAATAAATCTACTGTACAAATCTGATAGATAGGTGTATAATAGACACATCTTAATTATTCATAAGATATTCAATAAACACATCAGAAAACGGCTAATTCAGCCGAGTAAATTCCAAAAAATTTTAAAAAATAAAAAAGAGTTAGGAGTTAGAAATGCAGGGAGCAGAGTATCAGGCTTTGGCTATGCGTACTAACGATAAAAAGTCTATAGACAGGCTTCTGAATAAGATTAATGACTTAAAGATTGGTAATCGTGGTGAAGATACGCCAGAGATTGAATTAGGCGGTGTTCTTAATGCTGCACTTGGTTTATCCGGCGAGGTTGGAGAACTTAACGACATGCTTAAGAAATGGATTTTCCATGAAAAGCAGTTAGATGCCGAACATTTAAAGCGTGAAATCAGCGATGTATGTTGGTACTTAGCTTTAATGTGCGATTCTTTCGAGTTTAGCCTTGATGAAATCATGCAGATTAACATTGATAAGCTGAAAGCAAGATATCCAGAGGGATTTGATACTTACAAAGCTAATCACAGACAGGCAGGTGATATTTAATGAGCGATATTTCATATCCATTACCTTGTATTAATTGTGAAAGTAGACTTCAGTCAGAATACGCATGTAATAATTGCGTACATAACGGTGCTAAGAGTGATGATAAGTTTGATAATTTTATTCCACTTAAAGATGTTGCACCTAGTATCATTGAAAAGCCGGTAAATGACAATGTTAACCATCCGAGCCATTATGAGACTGGCAGCTTTGAATGTATAGATGTTATGTTGGAAACACAGGGCAAGGAAGCCGTTAAGAACTTTTGCTTATGTAATGCCTTTAAGTACATTTACAGACATAATAACAAGAATGGCTTAGAGGATATTAAAAAAGCCAAGTGGTACATTGACAAATACATAGAATTGTCAGAATAGCCACTTAATGCACCATAGCTAAGCGGTAAGACACAGAGCTTTGACCTCTGTATGCGTCGGTTCGAATCCGACTGGTGTAGTTTGTCTTACTTTTATCGCAGACTACCATCAAACTGTTTTGCATTTTACAGGGTAGTCCTCCTTTCATGTACTTTCTTGGAGATTCAGTTAAGGGTGGTGCGAGACCACTCGGAAAGGCTTACCTCATACAGAGGTGTGAAATTCAACTTATCAAGGTTCTTCTCAATATCCCCCAAAATATTATTGCATTTTCCCTTGATAGCCGTTACAAGCGGTATTTGCCGATATGGGATAAAGGTATTCCAATAGCTTGCTAAGCTATCCAACAGAAATGTTGTTCGTGTTCGATTCACGATGTCGGCGTTTTGAAAGCACTTCTTAGGTCTGCGTGCGTAATGCTGTTTGCGGACTTATCCTAGGTTAAGAGGTGTGAGTAAGTTGCTATGTGCTGAAATAGGTAGCCAGTATTGCAGTAGATTTATGAGTTGAAATCTGCAACTTAGATAACTCGTCTTAAGTGTCATGTGGAGGTGCAAATCCTCACCATAGCAAGTTTTCGGGTAGCTCCCGAATAAGCAGGCGTTGCAGTATTCCCTGCTGAAATAATTAAAATGTTTGTGTTGGTTGATTTGCGAACAGGATGGCAAATAGTGTAATGAAGTGCCATAAATACTTTCCAACACAAGAAACTGTACAACGGATAGTGGTTCAGTTGAGAGTAACGCTTGATTTGTTCAAGTAGTCACAGGTTCAAGTCCTGTCTATCCGATTACAACAAACTAGGTTAGCTACCGAAAAGCACAAGCCTTAGTGCCTGTTTGTTGTTTTGTTAATAAGGCTATTATCAGAAAGGCAGGTAATAATTATGCTATCAGAAAATGAAATCCAAACAAAAGTTAATTTCTTATCATCAGCAAGGTGCAATCACACATTTCACAAATATATTGACATAACAGGTGATTTGATAGAGGGTACGCTGTTATCAAGAATTTTATATTGGTTTGCACCAACTAAAGATAACAAAAGCAAGGTCAAGGTATACAAAGACAGTGAATATTGGATTGCAAAGCAAAGAAAAGACTGGTGGGAAGAGATAAGAATTACTGAAAGGCAGTATGACAAAGCAATTAAATCGTTGGTGGAAAAGAAATTTGTAATTACAGCAAAATACAAATTTAATTCAATGCCGACTATACATATACGACCTAATTATGATGTTATCAATGCAGAGGTTAGTAAATGGGAAGATAATATCAGGCAAGAAGTTATAGCAGAAGATAAAGGACAGAAATTACAAAATGAGAAAAACGGGAATGACACAAAATGTAATTCCCAAGGGAATAACACAAAGTGTAATTCGGGAGTGCCACAAGATGTAACTCTTTTAACAGGGATTACTAACAATGATTACCCTAACACTAATTACGAAACATTGAGTACAAAATGTAATTCTCTTAACAGAGAACAATGTAATTCTTTTTTACCCAAAGATAAAAAAGTGAAAGAGTTTAAGCCGATAAGCGAATACTCTCAAAGTGATTGGGAAGTTGCCGAGGAAAGAATGATAAGCAGAGCTGGTAAGATAGCTTATGATTGGACTAATGATAAAACACTTAAAGAAAATGTAGAAGCATTCTTTAAATACTTTTTAGATAAACACGGAGAATGTACTGGAGAATATCACTACCCATTAACAGATAAGGTTTTATCAAGAGTAGTAGATAATTTAACAAAAGAAACCGACATAGAGCGTGACGGATATACAGATACCTATTATGCGGCTATAAGTGATATGGACGATAATACAGACTACAAGATGCTAGTTGATGAATATTTCAATACAAAGTTTTCGGCAAAATGTGATTATAGCTTAGTTCATTTTTCTTCGGAGAATGTTTTAATCAACATTATGAACCACGCTTGTAAGAGTAGTTGGTGTGAAAGTAAGGAATTGTAGGAGGTATTTATTATGAGTTCATATAAAGATTTACAGACCAAGATTTTTGAAAGAGATAATTATACTTGCAGATATTGTGGAAAGAGTAGCAGAGAATACAGAGCATTGGTAATGACACATATAAGAACAGCTTCAATGTGCGGCGATGATAGAGAGAGCAATTTAATTACATTGTGCAGACATTGTTACAATCACATTTCTAACAATGAGATTAGGGCAAAGTTTGAAACAAAAGAAAATGCTGATTATTTTTGGGGATTATACCACGAAAAAGTCAAAGGGTATTGTTATTATACAAATTACATCAAAAAGGTATTTACTGAAAATGGTGTACTTATGACAAGACCGCAGATTGATAAATATGTCAGTATATTTGTTAAAAATGATGATGATTTCAACGCTTTCAAAGCAGAACTTCAAAATACAGGTTATAAGAATATGCCATCTAAAATGCGTAGTGATGTAAGAAAATATAATCATCAAGTTGAAAATCAAAGTAAGGAGTGATTATTATGGCAGCAGGTGTACATCCACTAAATAAAGATAAATTCTATGAAGCAATTAACCTGTACATATCGGGGCAGGCTTCACAGGTAAAGGCGGCAAAAGTAGCAGGTTGCAGCGTACCGACATTTAAGAAATACGCTAACAAGATTTATGGCGGCGAAGAATTACCGGATAATTTATGGGGAAAAAATAATGGTTAAGAAAATTATTAATCGCTGGATAAGACGCAAGACAAAGAATTTAACAAGAATACCATTGTTTATGATGACATTTAACTATCGTAAATATAAAGCAGATGGCAAGAAAGATAGCTGCACAATGCATTGCCACCCAGATATTGCCAATGATGAATTTGTAAAGGGCAAATTACAGGAAGTTGTTGACTATATCAGAGATAACTATGATTTGGATATATTTACGAAGATTTGAGGTGTGATATGAAAGATTGCTCAATTTGCAAATATTGTGATGAAGATTTTGATTTTGATGAAGAAACAGGAGAAGAATATCCGGTTTATGAATGCCAAAAAGGGAATGATACATCACTTGACTATGAGTGCAAGGATTTTAAGAAATACAAGCCTCAAAAATATAAAGAGAAAAATACCGAATGCGATATATGCGAATACAGAGAAGAATGTGCAAAATATAGTTCCGGGATAGACTGTACAACCAACATGGATATAAAAACGCATATTATTTATCCACAAGACAAATGCATTAAAAGGGCAAAAGAACTAGGTGTTGAAATACCCAAAGATATCCAGAAAGCTACAGATTGTAAATATTATGAAATGTTAAGTTACGGAGTACTTGGCACGGCTCACACATGCGTGAATGAGAAAAGTAATTGCTATTTAGATTACCCAGTTATATGCCTTAAGGGGTGCGGATTTTATGAAAAAGACAAATCTATATATAGCATGAAGCACTTTGAAATAAATAACATATCTTTCGATGTTGGTTACGGAGAAAAATATGCTATTGATGTTACAAATGAACGATTAGAAATTGTTGGCATGCAGGTACTTGGTAGAAAGCCTATAAGGATGATCGAAAAGGACTATGTGAGAAATAGCATAATAATTAAGACACTTGAATACATAGCTTGCAATAACTGGAGAAAAAGACACGGATTGCCAATGTTAAAACACTATTCACACAAAACAAAATAGTCAATAACGGATTTTTATTTGATAAGTGAGGGCGGCTTATATGAAACATCAAAAAGAATGGCACACTTGTGACAGGTGCGGAAAAGAGATAATACCTAAGAGCTGGAAAAAAGTTAGATTTAAGCAAGTTGGATGCTGCGGAGATATAGTTCCCACTTTTGAAGATAATGATATGTGTCTTGAAATCAAGAATGTTCGCAGATATGAATTTTTAGAAAAAACATACGAACTATGTCCTAAGTGCAGAAAAGATTTTGAGAGGTTTATGAGGAATGAGTAATGCTTTTACGATTATGTTTTTAATTGTGATTATAGTAGCTGTGGCACTTATGATATCTATATGCATTGCAGGAACAGTGTTTTTGCTTGAAGAAACAGGAATGCTTGATGTATTCAGAGAGATTATCAAAAAGGATAGGAAGTGATTTTATGAAAATATCAGAGATGAATAACTGCATTGAGAAAATGCGTGAGTGTTACAGATTTAAAGATAACGAAACAGAAATTAGACTTGTAAATGTGATAAGCCATGATGACAAATGTGTTTACATTAGTACAAGAGATGAAAATGGAACAAAAATTGAAATGACAAGGTATGTAGATGAATTAGTAAATGTTTAATTGCTGATTATCAGTAGAAAGGAATATATTATGAAGAAGAAAATTTTAGCAGTTGTGTTAGGATTGACATTATGCTTAGGAATGACCGGATGTGCGTCATGGGACAGAATGGTAACAGATATGAAAAGCGATGTAAATGGCGATATGCAAAGAACAATTACTGTATACACGGCAGATGGTAAAGAACTCGCAACATATGAAGGCAAGATTGATATTGATACAAACGATGGTGAATATGTTAAGTTTGATTTTAATGGTAAGAGATATATCTACTACAATTGCTTTGTAGAAAGCATTGCAGATATTGATTAAGTGATATTACCGACTACAAATTGATTGTAGCCGCTAACCTAAAACAGTTATAGGCAGAGGTCTATAAGCACCTTTGCTGAAAAGTGGAGGTGCTTTTCTTATGGCTAGTCAGAGCCTTATTTCTACAATCAATGGATATGAAAATTACATAGAAAAAAACGGAATAGATGAACAGGTAATTAATGCCTATGTAGACGCTTGCAGTGTAGCCATAAATGGCGAGAAAGATATTGAGTATGGACTACAACTCACTAAGAGGGCAAAAGAGCTTATAGAGGACTTCTGCACGGCTAAAACAGGTGGCACGATTTGGGATTTGGAAAAGTATGCGTTTGCAAATAAAACGGAATATGAGCTGATTAATTGGTTTTATGATATTTTACTGATTGAAGCTCAACACAAAGTTGTTGATAGCGGATTTAGATATCTTGAAAAGAAAAGAGAGCCTAAAGAACGATTTTATATGCCACGTCGCAAACAATTCTTAAAAATGGGATTAATAGAAGCCTTACAGGGCATGATTGATGATAAATACGATATATTGTGCGTGTCATTAATACCTGGAGCGGGAAAGACAACTATCGAAAAGATGTTTAACGCTTTAGTAGCTGGTTGGTTTCCTAATGATTTTTGCCTTTTTTACTCCCATTCTGGCGACATTACACGAATGTATTATGATGGTGTATACGATATTGTTACAAATGCTGATGAATATGCATGGAACGAAATCTTTCCTAGCCTTACAGTTACAAGCACTAATGCAAAGTTAGAGCAGTTCAATATCGGCAAATATAAGCCATTTCCAAGCGTACAATGTACATCTGTAGGAAGTAAGAATGCCGGTAAAGTTCGTGCAAGTAAGTTTTTACTTGTGGATGATATGATAGGTGGTATTGAAGAAGCACTTAATCCTATGGTACTTGATAAGCTGTGGGATAAATATGCAGTAGATGCCAGACAAAGAAAAATCCAAGATACAGACGGACATAACTGCAAAGAGATACATATTGCTACACGTTGGAGCGTACATGATGTTATCGGAAGAATACAGAATATGTACGCAGGAAACAAAAGAGTTAAGACTATTGCTGTGCCGGATGTAGATCCAGTAACAGGTGAGAGTAATTTTGACTATGAGTATAGTGGATTTACAAAAGAGTTTTTTACTGACCAACAATTACTCATGGACGAAATATCTTATAGATGTTTGTATAAACAAGAGCCTATCGAACGTGAGGGGTTATTATTCCCAGATGATAAAATCCGCAGATACCTTAATCTGCCACACGGAGAACCAGAAATTATCACAGCACAATGCGATACTAAGGGTAAAGGAACAGACTATTTCGTATTACCTGTATTACAGAAGTACGGAGAAGACTATTACTGCATTGATTGCGTATGCGATAACACAGCAGATTACGAAGAACAATACAGAAATGCCGCAGGAGTGCTTGTAAATAATAAAGTGCAAGAATGCGAATTTGAGCGTAATGCTGGCGGTGACAGAGTTGCAATGGAAGTCAATAAAAGAGTTGAGAGTGTAGGCTGGATATGTAACATTACTGATACACCGACCGAAACGAATAAGGAAGCAAGGATATTCCAATGTTCTAACTGGATATTACAACATATTATTTTTAAAGACGCATCACTTTATAAGCCTAATGAGCCATACGGAGTGATGATGTCACTGTTAAAGCAATATTCGGTATCAGGCAAAAAACAATTAGATGATGTTCCAGACGTTTTCTCAAACTTTGCGTTAAGAATGACAAAAGGAAATAGAATAAAAAAGACAGTAATTATGTCGAGTCCAATATAAGAGGAGGGTATTTATGGTGACAAAGGAAGTTTTATCACAGTATTCAGACTTACAGGAAGAAGTAAAAGAAGTAATGTTAAAGATAGAACGGCTTGAAAAGGATATAAGCAAAATTGAAGCTGGAGAAATGGTTATAGATTCTGTTAGCGGCGGCGATGGTGGCAAACAACATTTCAAGATTGAGGGCATACCATTCCCGGAGTACAGTAGAAAGAAAACACTTCTTTATGCAAGAAAAGCCACATTGCAGTTGCTTGAAGATGATTTGTTGGAAAAAACCAACGAGGTTGAAGAATTTATTGCAAGCGTTGGCGATAGTAGAATGAGAAGAATAATCAATCTTAGATTTTTAGAAAATAAGACTTGGAATGAAGTGGCTGATTATATAGGCGGCGAAAATACAGAGGATAGCGTAAGAAAAAGTTTTGTAAGATTTTTTGAAAAATAGTAAAGTTGTCCGATATGTCCGCTTTTATTAGTTTATTATTATATTGAGCAAAGCGAACTTCATAAACATGTATAATCCTTATCGAAAAGCATCGTCATTTAATTATGGCGGTGCTTTTACTATGTAACGAGGTAGAAATATGATTTTTTATACGAACAAAGACAAGTCAATTATGTGTCCGAACTGCCACAAGTTTTTGACTAAGGCAGACAGCAAAGACCCAAGAACACATAAATTAGCGTGCAAGCATTGCCACAAATGGATATGGTATGTGCCTAACGATGATGATGATTTTCAGATTAAGGAAATACCACAAAGCAGGAGTTCAAGCGGTATGACATTTTATTAGAGGTGTAGACAATGCAGACAGGAAGAATTGCTATTTATACAGGTGCAAAAGAAATAACACCTGACAATATAATACCAATTTTGCGTGAAGCAATTTTGGAACATGATATTAATTCCAACAGAATACAGTTTCTTCTTGATTATGACGCAGGAATACAGCCGATAGTTAGGAAGAATCCAAAGACTTACAGACCAGACATTGACTGTGAGTGCTGTGATAATGTGGCTAACGAGGTCACAGAGTTTAATTTAGGTTTTAAGTGGGGAAATCCTATAACGCTAGTTCAAAACGGCGACAATGAGGATTCTAACCTCACAGAAGCTATAGCAGAATTAAACAGTTGCTATGAATCGCAGAACGCAAGACAGAAGCAACAGGAACTTGCAAGATATGTTGAAATCGGCGGCGTTGGATATGTCCTTATTGATGTGAATACAGAATATGGGGACGGAGAAAGCTATTTTACATATAATGTATTAGACCCAAGAACAACATTCGTTATAAGGTCAACGGCTTATAGCGATAAGAGGGTTATTCTTGCAGGCACTTATATTAAGGATAAATACAGTGGAGCGAGATATTACACTTGCTTTACCAAAGATATTCGTTATGAAATAACGGATGGAATAAAAATTACTAACGGACCGAAAAAAGGAAAAACAAAATGGGGATTTTTAAAAAGAAGTGGGGAAGAAAATCCGTTACATAAAATTCCTATCATTGAATACACAAGGTCATTTGACAGAATGGGCTGTTTTGAGCGGCAAATATCTGAAATGGATAACTTAAATCTACTCATTTCAGACTTTACTAATGATGTTGAACAGAATACACAGGCAGTATGGCACACAAATGATGTTGATTTCCCAGTCGAACAGGAAATAACAGTTGATAATGATGGAACACAACATATCAGTGAAAAAGTAAGAAAACCTAAGTCTGGAGAATGGTTACAGACTTATTCAGCAGAAAATGGTAAAACTCCAATAGTTGAGCCGCTTACAATTAATTATGATTACACAGGTATGCTTAATAATATCCAATCAAGGCGACAGATAATCTTACAGAAATGCAACGTACCACAGCGAAATGATAATAGTGGCGGTAGTACAGGAGTTGCAATGTCAGATGCAACAGGCTGGTCACAGGCTGAAACAGCAGCGGCAAAACAGCAATTAATTACAGATGGCTGCAAAATGGAAGAGATAAAAGTTGTTCTTGCAGCTATCAAGCTATCAAACAATGTTAACAGCAGCAATCCATTGCTTAAATTAAGGGCAAGAGATGTAAAACCTAACATTAAGCGACAAAAAACTTATGAAATGTCAACCAAGGTTAATGCTATGGCAACATTGATAAGCCACGGATTTAGCCTTAAAGATACAGTTGATGCAATTCCATTCTTTGATGACCCTAACGATGTTGTAGCGAGAAGCGGAAAGATGGTTAAGGCATATCAAGACAGTATAATCAACAAAGATACACAGAACCAAGCAGAGGGTGGAGATGGAGAACAGCCACCTAATAAAGACCGCACAATGCAAGACTTATCAGACCAGACAGAAAATAGTCCGGTTATAGATAAGAGCAGAACAGATAAATAATTGATATTGAGCCACAGGGTAGAAAATGCCTTGTGGCTTTTTATATGCCCTAGAGAAAGGGCAATACAAATATCGCAAGAAGTTGAGAGAACAACAAAAAACGCAGAAAGCAGAGGTAAAGAAATTATGGCAGATGTAACTAACACAACAACAGAACCAACAATTAATAATGAGCCACAAAACGAAGAACAGACACCTAGCGTAGAAGAACTTATGGCACAGCTTGCTAGTGAAAGAGCTGAAAAAGAGAGGTATAAGAACGCCTCTGATAAAGCCAGTTCAGAAGCAGCTAAGTATAAGAAAGAACTTCGCTCAAAGCAGACAGCAGAAGAACAGGAAGCAGAAGCAAAGGCAGAAGCTGAAAAGCTGCAGGCTGAAAAGTTCGAGAACATGAGCAAAGAGCTTAATCACATGAAAGCTGTCAACGCTTATCAGAAAGTTATAGGTGATGGAAAGGATATTGATTCTTTGATTGAGGCAGTTGCAGACGCAGACCATAGCCTTATAGCAACTGTAATTGCCAATGAAGTGCAAAGGCGGGTTAAAGAAGCTAAGGCAGAGTGGCTTAAATCAAGACCGGCTATTAATGCAGGCGGTGGAGAAGAAAGCACAGTAACACAGGAACAGTTCAATAAAATGAATTACCACGAAAGAGTGGAGTTCAAAAATAAGAATCCAGAACTTTACAAGAAGTTCACAGAGTAGAAAACGGAGGTAAATAAACTATGCCACAGACTAAGTTAGAAAATTTAGTAGATCCACAGGTAATGGCTGATATGGTATCAGCTAAGTTACCAAAAAAGATTAAATTCTCGCCTATCGCAAGAGTTGATACAACACTTGTAGGCAGACCGGGTAGCACAATTGTTGTACCGAAGTACGCTTATATTGGTGACGCAGAAGATGTAGCAGAAGGTGTTGCTATGGGTACAACAGTACTTACAACATCTACAACAGAAGCAAAGGTTAAGAAAGCAGGTAAGGCTGTAGAGCTTACAGATGAATCAGTATTATCTGGTTACGGCGACCCACTTGGTACAGCTATCAATCAGATTGCTATGTCAATCGCTGCAAAGGTTGATAATGACAGCTATGACGCACTTTGCACAGCACCCATTGATTACGATGGAACAGCAGCACCTATCAGCTATTCAGCAGTTGTAGCAGCTAATAGCAAATTTGATGATGAATCAGATTCATCACTTACAAAGATATTGTTCATCAATCCGGCGCAGGAAGCCACATTGCTTAATGATGATGATTTTAAAAGTAATGATAAGTACCCACTTAATGTAATTATGAATGGCACTATCGGTTCTATTGCAGGAGCACAGGTTGTTAAGTCCAAGAAAGTTAAGCTGATTAAGTATGAGCTTGATGATTCAACAGGAACAATCAATGTTGTAGCTGATACAACAAGCGAAGACGCAACTAATGTTCACCTTAATACAGCACTTGCACATACGCTTAAGCTAAAGGACAAGGAAATCAAGGTAGGTAGCAAGTTAAAGGCTGTTACAACAGAGTTCTATGCTTGTCCTATTGTTATCGTATCAGCAGAAGACCCTAACGAGGACACAGGTGCAGATGGCGTGTCAGAAGAAGAGAATGCACTTACAATCTATATGAAGAGAAGTGTTGAGATTGAATCGGACAGAGATATTCTTGCAAAGACAACTGTTATCTCTGGTGATGAGCATTATACAGCGGTCTTAAGCAACGATTCAAAGGTTGTTCTTGCTAAGTTCGGAAAGTAAGAGGTGTTTATATGTTATTAAGACGACACAAAATCAACGCCGCAAAGCAGAGCGAAGAAGTAACAGCAGATAATGTAAGACAGGAAGCTGTTTATGGAGATGAGCTTAAGTATGAGGAAGAACAGGATAAGTTTCCTGTTCAACCTACAAACGATTACACAAAGACAGCTATTAAGCGTATGCCAACAGCGGACTTGCAGACGTTTGCCTTAGAACAAGGTATTGAGAACGCAATGGAGCTTACAGGAGCAGAACTTAAAGAACTGTTAATTGAGAAATTAGGATTATAGGAGCTAAATTATGGAATACACTACATTAGAACAAGCTAAAATCAGACTTAAACAATTTCATATTGATACAGTCACAAATGATGATGAAACAACATCTGATGTGGTAGTGTTCGATAACAAAGAAGATGATCCGATAATCGAACAGCTTATTAAACAAGCTACAGAAGATGTAAAAGCAAGAAGAAATTACCCTGACAGCTACACAGACGAAATGATAACCGAGGACTTGAAGAAATTTGAGAGTGTTATTGTAAATCTAGCTGTCTACGACCATTCACAGGCAGGTGAAGCATTTATGGCAAGCTACAATGAGAATGGTGTCAACAGAACTTGGAGAGATAGAGACAGTTTATTTGTTGGGGTATTTCCATTTGCCAAAGTATTATAACGCCTATAGGGCATTACAGAATATTAAAGAAGATTGTGCGTTACCAATATGGTAGCAGGCGGCACACATTAAGGGTGGTGGGCGGTGTGCCATTATTAATTATGAAAGGCGGTATATCAATGCCAATAGCAGTAATTATAAGCATTATTTCAGTTGCTTTTTCCGTCTTTTTCGGACTGTTTACGTTGGGATTTAATCTTAAGAACAACAAAAAGTCTGACAATGCAGAACTTACGGAGCGTGTAAAGGAAAATACACGCATAAATATGAAACTTGACACAATATCAAGCAATACAACAGAGATAAAGAATGAAGTTACAGAAATGAGAAAAGAACTTAATTCTCATGATAACAGGATTATTAAAGTTGAGGAAAGTGTAAAGTCGGCACATCACCGAATAGACGGATTGGAAGCACGACTTAATGAAGATAAGGAGGTATAGCAGAATGGAGATTATGCAGACATTGATTGCAAATATGACAATCATATTAGCAATTGTCGGGGCATTAGCCTTTATGGTATCTGTAATTACACAGGTAATCAAGGGTATTGGAGTATTCAATAAGGTGCCTACAGATATTGTAGTATTTGTCCTGTCAATCGGTATTACTGTAGCGACATTTGTTGCTTATATGCAGTATATTCAGATGACAATACTGTGGTACATGATTCTTGCGGCGATTATGGCAGGATTTGTTGTTGCTTTTGTAGCGATGTACGGTTGGGAGAAGCTGTCTGAATTATGGAAGCGATTTGGCAAGGATGTGAAGTAATATGCTTGACATTAATAAGCAGGCTATGAAGTATTCGCTTCAAGGACAGACAGTAACTATTTACGAAAGAGACGATGATGGCAATATCCTTTATGAGGGATATACCGACACAGAGGGCAACTTCATTCCTTATCTTGATGATGAGGGGAATAAGATACCCAAAGTTCTTGGAGAAAAAACAGGTTTTTCAGAGCCGGTTGATTTTAAAGCAAACATATCATTCAGCGGTGGAGAAGCACAGAGTAAAGAATATGGCTTTGATACCGCTGATTTTGATGCTATTTTACTGACAGATAGGAATACACTACCTATTCAAAAAGGTGACCTTATCTGGCTTGATAGCAAGCCTACATACACATCTGACAGTCTTGTTGATGAAACATCGGCGGATTTCACGATTGTAGGTATTAAGCCAGCATTATATTCAACAAAATATATGCTTAAAGCAGTTGTAAAGTAGGTGGTAGACATGAAGTATCAGACAGGTGGATTTTCAAAAAGCGACTCTTTGTTTATACACGCAGACAATGAACAATTAGTTGGTTCTGTCTTTAAAGGAAAGATGATTCCATCTACGCAAGAGCCAATAACTGAAAGCATAAAACAAGCTATTTCACAAGCAGTTAAGGAGTGCATTTATGGCAAGACATACAATTAATATATCCTTGTCTGAAAAGTCCGTAAATGAAGCTATCAGACAGCTACAACAGTATAAGCAGAGTTTACAGTATAAATGCGAATTGCTTGTTGAACGACTAGCAGAACTAGGCGAAAAAGCGGCAATTATGAGCGCTAATGAAAGTCCATTAGGCAGGACAGTAACATTGAGAGTTGACAGAAAGCCTATTCAAGATGGCTATCAAGCTATTTTAGTTGCTACCGGTAAAACTGTTGAGGTAGAAGATAGAGAGCCATTTTACACGCTGTTAGCGATTGAATTTGGTGCTGGTATTTATTACAACGGCGGCAACGAGAACCCAAAGGCTAATGATTTCGGCTTGGGTGTAGGAACATACCCGGGGCAAGTCCACGCATTCAGCGACGGTTGGTACTACTTAGGTAATGATAATCAATGGCACTACACGCACGGCGTTAAAGCCACAATGCCTATGTATAACGCCACAATAGAGATTATTAATCAGTATAAGCAGATAGCAAGAGAGGTGTTTAGTTAATGGCAAATGCAAACGATTGGGCGACAGACCTTGAAAATACAGTCACAGCACTTGTCAAGGCTAAAACCCTAACACAGCTTAAAAAAACATACCCAAAGATAGTCATAACCAATGAGGGAGAAAACAGCGTTCAAGCAGTATTCCCAACAGTATACATTCATTTACTGCCAGCGGTTGAGCAAGGGCAAACGCTTGACGGACAAACAATAAACGCATTGTTAGCAACATTTCAAGTAGATGTTACCACTAACACAAGCAAATCCGATTGTCGAAAGGTTATGGCAGTAATTACAGACGCATTTAAGACAATGAGATTTCAAGGCAATGCAATGCCAGAGTTCTCAATCAGTAATAAAGTACATAAGAGTACCGCTAGATTCAGACGAATGATAGCGGCAAATGACAGATTAATGTAACAAAGAGCAGAAATGCTCTTATTTTTTTGCAAATTTTTAGGAGGTAGACAAGGCAATGGCAAGTACAAGTTATAAAGCTAGAGTTATCTACAAGGAGCATAGCGAAGATGGTTTTGCAGGCTCATATAAGTTAATGGTTGCGGCTAGGTCAATTTCAGCACCAGTATCAGCACCTAACACAGTTGAAAGCACAACATTTGAAGATGATTCACAGACATTCTTAATGGGTATCAAAACATCTGACGCTAAGACTTACACAGGAAATCTTGAAAAGGCTTATTTACAGGACTTAATCAAGGCAGAGGGCAAGCAGTTAGATATTATTCAGTTATATGGCTCTGACGGATTAGGTGCGGTTGCTAAGTACGCATTTGTCGGACAGGTAACAGCGACACCTAATGATGTTTCTGGTACTGATTCGGTACTTGAAATGACAGTAACAGCAGTTCCTAACACTTCACCTATCGAATGCACAGACAAGCTTCAAGTTGTTGAAGGCACTGGTGGCACATTCACAGTAACAAAGGTGGGGGAATGATAAGCCAATCGACTAAATCAAAGGCTGTGTCGATTGGCGGCACAAACGCCAAAACAGCCGACTACGCATCATATCTTGATGATGTAACAGAATAATTATTTTAAAAGGTAGGTGCGGTGTAAAATCCGCACCTTTCCCTATATGGACGATAGGGCGGGAAAGGGTAAAAATTATGATGAATATTAATGTAAACGGAAAAGAATACAAAGTTGAGTTCTCTTTTGGCGCGGCAGAGTGTGAAAGTATTGTGCAGAAGATGTTTGAATGTATAACCTCTTCTTGCTTGTCTACGATTTCCGTCAAAACAGCAAAGAGTGAAAGTGAAGCGGCAAAGCTTGCGTTTGGTGTTCTTAGCGAAACTGTATCAAAAGCATCGGAAATTTGCGTCACAGCCATTTATGCGGGCTGTATTGACAACAATCCTGTAACTATGGATGAAGCAAAGGAACTCACTAGAGCATATATTACAGAGAAGAGAAAGACAGATAAGAGTTACGGATATAGAACATTGTTTGAAGAAATCAAGAAAGCGATGAAAGATGATGGTTTTTTCGAGTTGAGCGGAATAACAGCGATGTTAGAGGAATTGGCGGACAATGTGGAAGAAGCAACAAAAGAGCAGAAGAAGCCGACAGTAGTTCCGCAAGACCACAAGAAAAAGCAGACTTCCACAAAATAATTTGGGAAGAATACTTTGTCTTAGCCAGTTCACTAGGCGTTAGTTATTCAGACTTTCTTAAAATGACACCTACAAAACTATTGCTATACGCAAAAGGCAAAAAGATTGATAGACAAAATCGAGATGCGGAAATGTATAACTGGTTTCTTGTCTATGCAATACCAGCTATTTCTTGCGGCATTGGTGCGGCATTTAGCAAAGATACTCATATCGAATATCCTAAACAGGCTATTTTATCAGAAAAAACAGAAGAAAGCAAAAAAGATACCAACGATAAAGAGTTACGGCTGATGTTACTCAATGAGCAAAAATGGGCGGCACAGACTGAAAAGAGAGGACTACCGCCAACAATCCTATAAAAGGGGGTTAAAGCGTGGAATTAGACAGTTTAGAAGTCAAAATTACCGGTACTGCCACTAAAGCTATCAATTCTGTTGATAAACTGATAAATCAGCTTACAAGGCTGTCAACATCACTTGCAACTGTGAATGGTTCATCACTAAGCAGCCTTGCAAATGGTGTTAGTCAGTTAGGTTCTGCTATGCAGAATATGAACGCAGGGACAGCAGATTTTACAAGGCTTGCTAAGAACATCACAAAGATAGGTTCTGTTGATTCGGTTGCACTAACTAACACAGCTACATCACTTCAAGCTGTCACAAAGGCAGTTGCAAGCATATCAGCTATTCCGCAAAATGCAACACAGGTCACAGAATTTGCAAAGTCACTTGGTAAGCTAGGCAGTAAGAGTATAGAAAACGCCGTTGTAAACATTCCAAAGCTAGGCAATGCTTTAAATGGCTTAATGACAACGCTATCAAGAGCACCAACAGTAAGTCAAAATGTTATTCAAATGACTAACGCATTGGCTAATCTTGCTAGTCAAGGTAGCAAGGTGGGTACTTCTTCAAACTCACTTCAAAAGTCGCTGTATGGCGTTTCTACAAGCACTAGGACAGCAACTAAAAGCAGTTGGAACTTGGCAAGTGCAATAGGCAAGTTTTATGCCACTTATTTTATGGCAATTCGTGGCAGTAAGAAACTTATAGAAGCCATCAAGTCAACGACAGATTACATTGAAGCTTTCAACTATCAAGCGGTTGCGTTTGGCAAGATTGGTTCGGAATGGGATAAGGATTACGAAAAGTACGGATATGATAATGCTACGGCATATGCAGAAAGTTTTCAAAGTAGAGTAAATGATACTCTTGGAAAACTATCTGGTTTAAAAGTTAATGTTCAAGGTGGTTTGCTTGAAGAAAGTGGAGCAAAGAACTTAGGACTTAACATACAAGAGATAACGCAGTACGCTTCACAGTTAGCTTCCGTTACTAACTCACTAGGACAGACAGGCGAAGCGACAACGGCAATAACAAAGTCAATGACAATGCTTGCAGGCGATATAAGCTCACTTTTTAATGTGGACTATAAAACGGTTGCACAGAACTTACAAAGCGGCTTAATCGGTCAATCAAGGGCATTGTATAAGTATGGTATTGATATTACCAATGCTACATTAGCGACATATGCTTATAACTTAGGCATATCTAAATCTGTATCAGAAATGACACAAATGGAAAAACAGCAGTTAAGAGTGTTGGCAATATTAGACCAGAGTAAAGTATCTTGGGGTGATTTAGCCAATACGATTAACAGCCCATCAAATATGTTACGCCAGTTCAGTAACAATATGAAAGAGGTAGGAATGGTAGCAGGACAGCTATTTATTCCAATTCTTTCAAAGGTTATGCCAGTAGTAAACGGAGTAGCTATTGCAATCAAAAGATTATTAGTCAACCTTGCTTCTTTAATGGGCGTTAAGATTGACTTTGAGAGCTTCGGACAAAGTGGCTATAAAGATACATCAGACGGCTTAGAAGATATTTCAGACGGCTATCAAGATGTGGCTGATTCAGCTAAGAAAGCTACATTATCCCTTATGGGATTTGATGAAATAAATAAATTACAAGACGATACAAGCTCAAGCAAAGGCTCAAGCGGTGGTGGCGGTAGCACTATTGATTTGACAGACGATATTGCTAAGGCAGCGGCAGAATATGAAGCAGCTTGGAATAAAGCATTTGCCAATATGGAAAATTCGGCGGTTGCTTGGGCTGATAAGATAGAGAAAGCACTTGAACCTGTTAGGAAGATATTTAAAGACTTTGCAATTGGGGATTTCTATGCAGCAGGACAAGATACATCTAACCTTGTGGCAGGAATTTTTAATTGGTTCGCAAAGGCTATAGATGATGTTCCTTGGTATACAATTGGACATAATATAGGAGAGTATTTAGCTGGACTTAATTGGCTTGAAATATTTTCAAGCCTTGGCAATGTGTTATGGCAAGCCATTAAAGCAGCTATCGAATTATGGAGTGGTTCATTTACGGCAGCACCAATCGAAACAACCTTAATAACGGCTATAGCAGCATTAAAATTTACAGGCTTAGGAAGTGTTTTGAAAAAGAAACTTGTTACAGTAATAGGGACAAGTATTAAAGGTGCTTTAAAATCATTCGGAACAGGCAGTATAATATCAGGAATAGGTGGATTACTTACAACAGATATAGGCACTATTATAGGAGCAGGAACAGCAACAGAAATAGGCTTAACTATAGGTGCTGGAATAGTAGGTGGAATAGTAGCTGCTATTGCTGGATTTAATTTAGGCAATTGGCTCAATGAAAAATTAACAGGTGAGAAAATAGATATGTCAATGTTCGACCAATTAGCATATCTTATAAAAGCACCATTTGAAGATTTACCTAGCTTTATTGACGGAGTGATAGAAACTATCACATTCGGGCATAAAGATGATATAGCAAATTGGTGGACTGCAAGTGTTGCGCCGTGGTTTACTAAGGAAAAATGGGGAGAACTGGGAGACAATATAAAAACATCTTTAAGTGAAAAATGGAACAGTTTTTCAGATTGGTGGAGCAATACAGCTATTGTTAGCTGGTGGAATAATAATGTTGCACCGTGGTTTGAAAAAGATACATGGGTTGACGCTGTTGACGGAATGAAATTAGGAATACAAGAAAAATGGGATTCAATCGTTGGTTGGTGGAACAGTCTTGCAATTGTTTCTTGGTGGAGCAATGATGTGAAACCGTGGTTTACTAAGGAGAAATGGGAAAGCTTGGCTGACGGAATTAAAAAAGGCATTCAAGGGAAGTGGGATGATGTTGTAGATTGGTGGGATAGCAAACCAGCACTTCAACGCATTTCTGTAGCTATCGAAGATTTTAAAACTAAGATACAGAACGCTTGGAACAGCTTTAAGCAGTGGTGGAATGATTTAGGACTTGAATTTCCACATATTGATACACCACACTTTAAGATTGACGGAGAATTTAGTCTTGCACCGCCTAGAGTGCCAAAAGTCAGTATTGATTGGTATGCAAACGGCGGATTCCCAGGCAAAGGACAATTGTTTGTCGCAAACGAAGTTGGACCCGAAATGGTTGGTACTATGGACGGAAGAACAGCAGTAGCCAATCAGCAGGAAATCACAACAGGTATTGCCAACGCAGTTTATCCAGCGGTTTACAATGCAGTTGTAGCGGCTATGTCAGAAGCTAACAACAATGTAAACATAACATTACAAGGTGACGCAGATAAGCTATTTACAATGGTACAAGATAAAGCTAACAGCTATACAAATATGACAGGTCAAGCAGCCTTTCCATATTGATAAGATAAATGTATTGTGTTATTCTTTTGCTATATAAAAAGCAAAGGGGTAATGCAATATGGGAGATAAAAAACAGAAAAAGAAAGACAGTAAACTCAGCATAGTGGCAGCAGTTATGGCACTTTTTACTTTTACAATTCCAGTAGCACTTATATTAGCTATTGTGGATTTGATTAAAAGCAAAGGGAATAGGTCACAAAGGCATTTAGGTTCTTATTTTGCAATTATATTTTCGATATTAATGTTAATAGTAGTAATTGACAGAAATGGAAATAATAACAATGCAGACGGCATAAATGTTACTAAACAAGCTGCTACAACAGAACAGAACACAGATACAGTTACATATGATAATACAACGCTTAAATATCTTAAGCATGATGTAATTACAGATAGCAATGGCAGAGAAGTTCTTGCCGTTTATTTTGACTTTGCAAACAATTCAGAAGATAACACAGCCTTTGCATATAATTATAATGTTACATGCTTTCAGAACGGCAAAGAACTCGACTATCCGTTAGTTAGTTTTGACATTGACGAATACAATAATATTGCAAGAGAATTACAGACAGGTACAAATATTACAGTTGCAAGGATATATATACTAGAAGATAAAAGTAATGTTGATTTAGAAGTAACGTCACTGGGAGATGATAAAAAACTTATGAAATTAACATTAGAATTACAGTAGAGGAAATATGTATGTCAGTGAAAAAAGAACTAAACGAAATGCTAGAAGCAATAGGAGTGAAGAAGAAACAACAGCTAGAGCCTCAACAGCCATTAAATCCTAACTTTAAAGGAGTGTACAGAGCGACGGAAAACGGATTGGTTGAAGTATATTGTCCAAGATGTAGTAGTTGGGATTGTTCTCACACGCAGATTACAACAACTGTACCGTAGAAATCCAAAACAAGATATACTGTTAATCTGAATCCTTTAAGATCGTTTACACTGGTTAATAAGAAAGAGAAGATTAAGCAACAGGGCGGAACTTATTCACAACATAGGTTTGTGTGTAACAGATGTGGGCTGATTTTTTGGTAAACAAAAGGCTGCCAGCCCGACAACTGACAGCCAAAAGTTACAATACCGCTTAAACAAGCAGTACAAATATTATATAACACTAATTGAATTAACGCAATAGAAATATTAAGGAATGTATCAGAAATGGTGCATTCCTTTTTTAATGCCTTGAAAGGGGTGGTTTGATTGATTGACGCAGTTGTGATTGAGGGGATTAGATTCCCAGTAGCATATAACGGCTACACATACAGCAGAAATAAGATATGGTCTAAAAACACAGGAAGAAATGATTATGGAGAAATGGTTGGCACAATCGTGGATATCAAAGATAAAGTAGAGCTTCAATTACCGCCACTAACAGGTGAGCAAGCACTATTGCTTGATAATGTAGTAAGCGACGTAGATAACCCATTTCCAACGGCACAAGTCTTATTCTTAGGTGGCACACAAAAGGAAATGACAATATACACAGGAGATGTGACATATCCGTATCTCACAAGGGCAAAGAACGAGGATGGACTAATAGTCGGAGCAAAATTAAGTTTAATTCAAAAATAGAAAGAGGTTACACATGAAACTTAAAACAAGTGAGTTAATAGACAGATTTCAGAGTTTGAGCAACATATCACATGACAAGACTACAGGCAGAATTGCTATGGCTGTTATGTGCAATATTAAGGCATTAGAAGAGCTGTACAAGGCAACATTACAGACCATAGAAGATACTAAGGTCAAGTATGCAGATAAGGACGACAGCGGCAATCCAGTTATCAACGATAATCAGTATCAGGTTACATCAGAGAACTTAAAGAAGTTACAGGAAGAATTGCAAGAAATCAATGAGCAAGAGATTGAAGTGCCTGACATGACAATGCTTCCTATGGACGCATTCGATAAATGCGAAGAAATTACACCAGCTAAATTATACTCAATTGAGTTTATGATAAGCCATTAATTAATCAATAAAGGCGGTGTAGAATGAAGATATTAGACACAGCTATGACGGAAATTGTTAAGGGAAATAGTGCAAGATACTATTCTAAGTACGTTGTTAAAGGAAAGGAATATATCGAAACACTTAACAATTTCAAGTTTCAAAACATGATAAATCCCAATAATGAAATTACGATAGGTAACACTTGCAGTAGCGGTGTTACCTTTTCTATTTATATGCCAACAATAAGCCTCGAAAATAAGGAGATAACTATATTTGAGGGTGTTAAGGTTGGCACAGAAATTAAGTATATTAAGTTGGGAATATTTACAGTTACTAAGCAGACAAGTGACGGAGAATACACAAGCTATGAAGCATACGACAGAATGTACAAGGCTGATATGCCTTACTTCTCGGACATGGCATTTCCTAGCACAGATAAAGCTGTTCTTAATGAGATATGCGGCAAGTTAGGCATATCTTTAGCGACAAATATAGTCACAGCACATACAATTACAGATAAGCCACAAGGATATACCTACAGAGAAATTATCGGTTATATGGCTATGCTACAAGGCTGTAATGCGGTAATTAATTCTGATGGAAACCTTGAATTAAGATGGTATAAGGATAGCGGTTATGTACTTGACGGACATAAGTATTATCAGCAAGGCGTTACATTCACAACGAGTAAAGATTTTATTATACAGAAGCTGACATGTAATAATACCAAGAGTGGTTCTACAGAACAAAGTCAGATTACTTCTGGTGACGGAGCGACAGGGCTTAGTTTTGCCAATCCGTTTATGACGCAGGCAATTCTTGATGAAGTCTATAAAAAGATAGGTGGTTTTACATTTAGACCGCTTACAGTTAAGTTTTTGGGTGATTGGCGATTAGAGGTAGGCGACATTATAACTGTTAATAAGGGCGGCGTTGATTACAAAGTACCTATAATGCAGATTACGCACGAATGTGACGGTGGTTTAATGGACACAGCTACATCTATCGGACAATCTGACACAGAGAATACAAGCGTTGCTTCTGGTCCTATTACTAAGCAAATGGAACGGTACTATGCCGACTTGATACTTGTAAATAAAGCACTTATTAATAAACTATCTGTTGATGAAGCTGATATCAGATACGCAAGCATTGAAACCTTAAAGGCTGTTAATGCTAATATTGATAACCTTAAAACAAATAAATTAGATGCAACATATGCAAATATCATTAATGCTAATGTGGAGAGCCTTAAGGCTGTTAATGCGGATATCGCAAATCTTAAAGTAGACTATGAGAAAGTTGGCATACTTGACGCAAGTGTAGCTGATATCAAGACATTAATATTCGGTTCAGCAACAGGAACAACAATAACAACGGATTTCTCTAATTCTGTTATTGCTGTTTTGGGAGAAGCGCAGATTAAGTCAGCAATGATTGATAGTCTTGACGCAAGCAAAATCACAGCACTTGACATTAATACTACTAATGTACTTGTTCACAGCGAAGATGGCAAGTCACAGTGGAAAGACAATACAATTCAAATATCTGACAGCAATAGGGTTAGGGTTCAGATAGGTAAAGACGCTAATTCAGATTACAACATGTATATCTGGGATAAATCAGGCAATTTGATGTTTGACGCTATTGGATTAACAGACAAAGGTATTCAACGACAGGTTATCCGTGATGATATGGTTAAGGATAATGCTGATATTGCCGCAAGCAAGTTAAATATAGAATCGCTGTTCAATGTTATCAACAATGATGGTTCACACACGCTTAATTCAACGAAGATATATGTTGATAGTGAACAGCAAACCCTTGATAGCGTATTTAAGAGTATTCAGACAACCGTTGGCGGCAATTCTACATTATGGGGTTCGGCTATTAAGCAATCTAAAGATTTTATTGACCAAAAGTTGTGGTGGACTGATATTCGCAATGGAGAGTCTATCGAAAGCAAATTCAATACAGTTACAAGTACGCTTGATAGCTTCGGTGTGCAAATAGGAGATGTTTACAAGCAACTCAACGATGATTTCAAGGTATATCAGGTGATATACGAGCCGACTAAGGATAATTATCCAGCTAATGAGTGGAGTGTACCTATATATCCAAGCGATGATAGATACCCTAGTGATAGCACATGGGAATACGCAGAAGCAGAATATGATAATTATGTAGGCATTATAGCGTATTGGGAAGCACAGAACAGAGCGTGGCGTTGGATTAAAAAAATAGACGGAACGCACGGTTGGAAAGAAATATCTTCAACTGAAATCGCTTATCTTCTTAATCAAAATGCCGCGTTAAAGGTGAACCTTAATACAATCAGTTCTGAATTAAGTAAGACACAGATTGATATAAGAGACAATTATAGCACCACTGTACAAGTTAATAATGCTATTACACAGGCAATAACCAAGGAAAGCAATAGTATAAAGTTGGAAGTCTCTAATAATTACGCTACAAAGAAGAGCCTTGAAGGTTATGCTACAACAGCAAGCCTTGACCTATATATCAAGAAAGACCCGACAAGCGGTGAGCTTAAATCTGCAATCGAAGCGATAGCAGATGATATAACACTTAATGCAAGCGGAACAATTAATATTAGTGGTAATAAGT